AAAAAAGAGAATATAAAAGAAGTTATAACCTCTTTGGGTTGTATAGCCATATCTTTATAATGGCTACCACCTATTTGTACATCTGTTGCTTTCATATCAATATACTTTACGTTTACGATTATCTGGTATATACCCATTTGCCACTCTCAGTTCATCCATAAACATAACAGAATTGTAATGTTTAGGAAATTCTTTTATCACCTTAAAGCTTGCTGTTTCATCTTTCACAAAGCTATTATCGTCTACAGGCTCTACATATCCAAGTTTTACAAACTTATAAAGATACGCGGTTTCTGAGTTTCTACCTGGCTCTTTACCAAGCAAAATTTCTTTTGAACTTACTACTTTGCCAACATTATCGTTAACAAATTTTACCATTTCCAGAAATACTGGAGCTTTTTTACCATTTCTTCCCATATTACATATATTTTTTATATTTGTCGATTTTTGCTTTTATACTATCCATTAAGGCATTTTGCTTTTTATCTTTTGCTTTAAGTGCTCTGATTACATCTTCATCATGAGTGCCTTGCAATATCAAGTGGTTTATAACAACATGATTTTGCTGTCCCTGGCGATATAATCGAGCATTAAACTGCTGATATAATTCAAGACTCCATGTTTGCCCAAACCAAACTATTATGCTACCTCCTGCTTGAAGATTAAGCCCATGACCTGCTGATGCTGGATGTGCCAACATAACTTGTATTTTACCAGCATTCCAGTCTTCAATATCTTTATTGTTTTTAAGCTCTCTTGGCTTATATTTTTTAAGATATTCCACGATTCTATCCCTATCGAATTGATAGGTCCATGCCACAAGTACAGATTGGCCATTTGCATCTTCAATTATCTCCTTAAGAGCTTCAAGCTTAATATCATGAATTGGAAACACATTTCTTTCTTCATCATATATAGCTCCATTAGCAAATTGAAGTAATTTATTTGAAAGGGCAGCGGCATTGACTACGTTTACTTCCACAGGCTTTTCAACAAATACTGAATTACCATTTTCGTCTTCTTGCTCAATCGTTTCAGTAGCACTTATTAAGTCAAGCACTTTATTCTTTTCAAAGTCATCGTATTGCTTCTTTAGAGCTTCAGGCATTCTAAGCTTTATATAATTATCTGTCCTAAACGGCATTTCAAGATAATCATCGGCTTTCATGCTTATGCAAATATCCTCTATTTTCTTATGTATTAGATATTCTGAGTCACTCATCAAATCGTATGAATATACGACATGACCATTCGTTTGACCTGGCCGAAAATACCTTTCTCTATATCTGGATATTGTCTTTTCAAGGCGCTCGCCTCTATCCATAAGATATATTTGAGGCCACAAATCAATAAGTCCATTTGGAGCGGGTGTACCAGTTAGTCCTACTAACCTTTTAAGATAAGGTCTTGCGCCGCGTAATGCCTTAAAACGCTCTGATTTATAAGACTTAAAACTGCTAAGCTCATCGACTACTACCATATCAAAAGGTAATTTGCCTCCGCCATATAAAGCACAAAGCCATGCAACATTATCTCTTGATATGATATAAATATCAGCTTTTGTTTCCATAACAGCTGCTATTCGCTGTTTAGCAGTACCTATAATCTTAGAAAAGCGCAAATGCTTTGTATGTTCCCATTTCTCTGCTTCTTCTTGCCAAACTGACTCAGCCACTCGTTTTGGAGCTATAACTAATACAGAATTAACTTCACAATAATCAAACATCAAATAATTTATAGCAGTAAGAGTTGATATGGTTTTGCCAAGGCCCATATCTACAAATACACCACAAAATGGATGCTCGATTATATGCTGCACGCAAGCTAATTGGTATTTATGTAAATCTGTTTCTTTCATCTTTTGTTACTGTTAAATATAGCTAAACAAGCTAAACCAAACAAAGCACCTATTATAAATGCAACTATGTTACTTATCATAAATTATACTATCTATAAATTGTTCAACGCCTTTTATCGTATCTATTACTTCAACTCTAAAACCCAAAGCTCTAAGCTTATTGTGCATATATGCCTGTATGCGTTTAGGCTTTCGTCCAGTTGTTTTTAATTCCACAAAAACTATTTTATGGCCTGGAAATAAGCACATTCTATCTGGTAAGCCTATAAGTTGGTCACACAGCAGTTTTATACACATGCCACCGTTTATTTTAACAAGCTCGGCCAATTTGCGCTCTATAACTTTTTCACTGTCTATCATCATGCTTTATACAATCTTTACATATTAGCCGTGGCTTACCATTATTTATTATAACAATTCCACAGCATTTGCGTAATTGTTTTAAGCTTGGCTTATAATTGTTATAAATACCAATCAGCTTGCCGCACTTATCACACTCTACTATATATTGCTTAATAATCATACTCTTACAATATAAAGATTATATTCACACTTATCTATATCAAAGCATATTTTGTCTATTACGAACAATTGCCCAGAGAATACAATAAGGTTTCCTTTTTGTGGAATGCAATCTATATTCTTAGAAGCAATTAGCTTGTAATTACGAGCTTCTATACCGTTTTTCTTATAAAAATTTGCTATCATAATAAGCTATCTTTACGTTTATAGTATTTCTGTTTACCATATAAAGGAAAGTTCTTAGTGGATGCTATAGCTTCCCATTCAGGCAATGACCTAAGAATTTCATTAACCTCCCTGGTATTATATCTTGACATTTCTGTCTTATCTTTGCCGAGGCACTCACACCATACTTCAGCAATGCAGACAAAGTCTTTTTGCACTGTACCGTTTTTAGACAATGGGTCTTCAAGCCAACGTCTTCTGTCGTACAGGTCCATTTTATCCCAATCATCTGGAAATTTAGTATTAAGATATTCTTCAATAATACCTTTTCGCTCATCTGCTTCTGAGTGTTTATGTTGCTCAATCTTAGCAATTATATCTTCATCACCAACGAGGTATAAAGGCTCTTTTGCCAAATATAGTTGATATGCTTCAGCCCATATTTGATTTATTTCATCTTGTGTAAGGTCATCATTTACAGACTTTGTAGCATATTCTGGCCTTACGTCTATAGGCATAAATCGTCTATTTCCTGTCGGGTCACGTAAGAAATCTTTGTTGTTAGTAGTACCAAAAAATACGCATTGGCGCTTATATGTTTCTACTGTTCTACCATACGCCGGCCTGAACATATCTTCTCTTTTTGATATGTAGTGCTTTATTGACTCTACTTCTGCTTTCTTAAGGCCTGAAAGCTCTGCCATTTCAATCAGCCACGCCCCTTGTATCTGTTCAAATGACTCCTTGCCCTGCACAGTCGTGAATGTATCTGAGAACCATTCCATGCCGAGCTTTTTAACGAAAGTACTTTTATATGTTCCTTGTTCTCCGACAAGTATAAGTGCTGTGTCGAACTTAATACCTGGCTCGAATACCCTCGCAACAGCCGCCACCAACGTTTTCCTAATGGCGGCTCTAGTATAAGCGTTATCTTCTGCTCCAAAATAATCAATCAATAATGTATTAACTCTCGGTATGCCATCCCACTTTTGAGCACATATATACTCTCTTATCGGATGGAACTTTTTCTTTTCAAATTCAAGCGCAAGCGCGTCGTCCACTTTTTGACTTGACACAATGCCGTAAACACACTCAATGTAATTACGAACACCAGAATAGTCAACATCACGAAGAGGCTCCACAGTATCGACTTTACGCCATGGTAACGAACGTGTAACATATCTTTTATTATCAAAAATGTTTAGCTTAAATACATCTTTTAATAATTGGTCATGCTGAATTATTATATTCAAGTTATTGGCAGAATTATCATATTCGCCTTTTGTATTAGCGTCAAGCTCTTCTGTCCATGAAGTATCATATTCTTCAGGAACTTCTGCTTTTGCTTCTTCTGCAAACTCGAATTTAGCTTCAGCAAACTTTTCTTCAGCAATATGCTTTTTTGTTGTAGAGTCCTTAGAGGCAAATTCTTCCATTGCCTTAAAGCTCTTTTTATCTTTGTCTTCTTTTTCTTTGCCTGTATCTAAATGGCCAAATTTATGTATGCGAACTAAGTCAAATGCATTACATAGTCTACCTCCAGCAGGGTCTGTTCCATGATGAGAATACGCAAATTTATCATCATAGACTATTAAGCCCGCAGCTGTAGAGCCATTTATATACGTATATCGCCCTTCTCCAGCTGGTGTATATACATCTGAAAGAAAAGTCTCAATAGCTTCTTGTATAGTATAAGTACGACAGAAAACACCAATTATGCCTTTTTTATCTTCTGGGTCTTCTTGCTTTTTGATAGCTTGCATTATTACATCTGTGCTATCTGTAGCAGTTGGCCATTCGCTCGTATCGTGCCAATCATTATATAGCCCTAATATATAATCGGCCTCAAGAAATGGTCCATCTTGATATTCAAAATAGTACTCAGCATCTGATGATACAGACGGCCAGAACATAAGTCTATTCACATCGAAAGTTGACGGGTCAAACAAATCAATATTTAAGTCTCCGGCAACTTTTCGTGCAATGGCTTGATATTCTTCTTGAGATACTTCTCTATCCAGTGGAATTATCAATCTGTGTCGAGGCTTTTCTGCGCATGACTTATGGGTTGAATGAATAACCGCAGCACAATCAAATAGCATTGTAAAGTCCCACCAAAAGTTCTCATGAGAAAAGTCAATATCCAATGTAATTAACTGGCGGTAAAGTACATTTGTTTTATCACGCCTACCATTTGTAAGAAATCCGCCTACAAATCCGCCTACATCTTTTATCTTACTTTGCTCTTCTTTTGTAGCACTCATAAACCGCTTATATGTTTCAGCGGTTACTACAGGAGTAGCTAGCTTTTGAACTAAATTGCTCCAAGTAGTTTTGGTATTTTTCCATACTTTACTTGAAACATTTAGTCCAACTGCTATGCTCAAATTTTCATCATATTTCAATTTATCTACTTGCATAAATACTAATCATTTTTGGTAAAAATCCATAACTCCTCCATCTGCATTAAGTGGAAGGTCTTGTGCCCACAAAGGTGGAGTTGACATGATTTTTACCAAATTATCATACCATAGCTGAGCATTCTCTTCTGGAACCTCTGTTATAACTTCATCGTGTATTGAACCCACAATTCCATATCCAGCTTTTTCCATTCTAAGCATAGCATCACCTAACAAATCTCTTGATACAGCTTGAACTATATTTTCTGTTAGTTTGCCGCCATAGGTGTCTATGCTTATCCATTGTTTTGTTGTCTGGTCGATGCCTCTATAGCACAAACTTCGAATTGGAACTGTAGAACGGCCTATTTTCTTATCTTTGAATTCAGGCTTATAATAAAATAGTTTTCTGCCTACAGGCAATTCTATTGTCATAAATTCACCGTCACAATCAAATATAACATTTTTACTAGTGCACTTAACGGCTCTGTGATATCTTACTGCTTCTTTAGAAGCCTCATCAATCTCTTTCCACATATCAACTATATTAGGATTGGCCATGCGCCATTTTCGTACGAGCGACATCATTTCTGTGTCTGAAAGACCCATTTTATCACCGCCCATGCGCTTTAATGCGCCAAGACCTCCTTCATAACCTAATGCTAATTCGGATATTTTTGACTTGTCGCGAAGCACTGAGCCTTTTTTAATTTCAGACTTTGGTACTCCAAACATCTTTTCTCCAGTTGCTTCATAAATCTTACCGTCACCGTGAAATACATCTAATCGCCACTTTTCATCAGCGAGCCAAGATATAACTCTTGCTTCGATAGCTGAAAAGTCAGCAACTGCATATTTCATACCTTGTGGTGGTATAAGTGCTGTTCTTACAAGTTGTGAAAGAATATCCGCAACATCATCATACATCATCTCAACCGTTTCCCAATCGCGGGCCCTAATTAGTTCACGCGGTACTTCGATATGTGATATATGGTTTTTTGATAAGTTCTGCAACTGCAATAATCTACCTGCCCATCTACCAGTTCTATTTGCGCCATAGAATTGGAACGTACCTCTAACTCTGTGGTCTTTCATAGCACAATTGAGCATAGCATAATACTTTTTAATTGAAGTTTTTGATAACTTTTTGCGTATATTAAGCAACTCAATTACATCTGGATAGTCTGCAAACTCTTTAAGCAGGTCAGGCATTGTTTCTTTTGAAAGTGACAATATAGCATTACCTGTTTTCTTTTCTATCCATTGCCGAATTTGTACAGGCGAATTTGGATTTTCAAGACCTGTTAATTGCTGAGCATGCTGAGTTAATATAGAAGTATAAGTATTATCTACTGCAATAGCAGACTCTGCTAACTCCATATCCACCAAAATACCTCTATCATTGATATTCTGGTCAAGTACGTACATTTCTCGCTCAATCTTTGGAATGATATAAGGTTCTAATCTATGAAATATCTCGCGCTCGGCCAAAACATCATATTTATTATACTCTTTATACATTTCCCACTTCTCAGGAGCATGCTCTGGATAATTGCGCGTACGCATTCCATTAACTCGAGTTGCTTTACACGGGCATGAAAAGTACTTAATAAGTGCTTTACCTGTATCAAGCTTCTTATCTGTAAGATTAAGAGCCTTTGATACACCATCCAATGAAAGTGGTAAACCACAATATGCAGCTTTCACTGAAGTACAATACCACTGTTCTGCTGGGATGTTATATCCTATTCGCTTAAAGCTAAGTCGCTCAAATACTGCGTTATGAGCAACTTTTATGCATTCTGGGTCAAGTAATGCTTCTTCAAACTCTTCAGGCATTTCTTCGCCTTGAGCTAAATCAATAATGTTAACTGGCCCATCATCTAATGCATATCCTATAATCAGTATCTCAAAGTCTGGTGACTCTATATATTTATAGGCACCAGAGTCTTTAATATCTACTGAGGAAAATGTTTCAACGTCTATGAAAAGATATTTCGCCATTATTTCTTATTTGATATTATAAAATTAGGAGTATAGGCGGGATTCGAACCCGCATAACAGGCACACAAACCAATGGCGCTCTGTGGTTTTACCATTAAACTACTATACTTACTGATGCAGAGAGGAAATTACATCAGCTCATCATCCCATTCGTTCTCGCCTCCGAAGTCTTCTTCAGCAGTAGAACCACCGGCCAACATCTCGCCATCTTCGAGCTTCTGAAGATTATTCAATCCAGCTGCGATGCCTTTGGATGAAACATTAAAGGCATAGAAGTTGATTGATGCGCGGCCATAGCAACCACTGTAGAACTCCTCTTTCTCCATGATAGGATTGAGGTCCTTGTCCACAATGCTCGGTTTATGCTGGCTATTAGCATTAATGAAATACATGCCTTCGAATGCTGGGTCATCGCCGCGCTCATCGTCGCCATCGCGTAGAGGCAACTTGAGGTTTGAAGGTATCTTGCCGTTCTTGTCTGCAAGCTTGGCTTTGCCTGCCTGCTTAGCTGCCTCGATAGCTTTGTTAATCTTTTCCAAAGTTTTAGTATCTGTCTTAGGGATAAGAATGCAGATATTGTACTTAGGGGTATCACCCTCGTTCATAGCCGTTGGCTCGAACACATTCACATAGCAAAATCTTACTTTGCCAGTTACAACTTTTGTTGAATTTTCCATTTTACTTTAATTTTTAGTTGTTATTACTTTTTCAATAATTGCCCAATCAGGCAAATAGTCATTATTCTCCATTATCTGCAAAATCTAATTGTGCTTGATTATAGCCCATTGCTGGTCTCTTGTCTTCAAGCGGTACAAGAGTAGGTTTACCTTGAGGTTTTACAACCACATCAGATAGAATTTCTTCAAAGCGCTTTTTGCCTACTATCTTTTCAATTGAAGTAATTGGCTTAAGCTTCATGTTGAAAATCTCATCTTCTGATAACTCAGGGCAGCGAGCAAAGATTGCATTTGAGGCTTGGTCTTCATCAACCCATTTGCGTCTGCTTATACCCTCAACTAGCTTAAGACCTGGCCATTGCTTATTCTCTTCTATAGCTTTTTTCTGTGCATATTCTGCGATAGAATTAGCCCATTCTACAAGCTTAGGAGTACGGCGAACAATATCGGCAATCTCATCATCTGTAAGAAGCTCGGGTTCAGCAAATTCATTCTTTGCTATTTCCATTTGCTGCTCATACAACTTTCTACATTGATTGCGCACAGCACAAAATCTACACCAATCTCCGGCATTAAGTTCACCTTCACCATTAAATGCAAGTTGTGCCTTTGGTTTAAGCTCTTCTTCAGCCCATTTGCGAAGCTCTTCTACAGATATTTGCCATGAAGATATATTGTTAATGCGTGGCTGTACGATTGTCAATCGTACCTCAGATATATCATACATAGTATCATATTTCTGTAATGCTCCAAGACCATAAAGCATAAGTTGTTTATTCCATTCAGCATATACTGGAACTCCTTTTCCGTATTTCAAATCAATAACTTCCATGAGGTTGTCATTGATAATAACGCAGTCAGCTGTTCCAAAACTCTCTGGTATAAAGTCCGTCAAATCGAGTTTCTGCTCAATTTCCATTACAGCTAAAGGATTAGCTGTCTTAGCCTCTGCTAATTGAGCTGCACAATAATCTGTATAAGTCGGAATTACATCAAGCATTTCCTCATTAAACAGCTCATTTGCCATTATCTCTTCAAGGCGTTGGTCAAAGTCTTGCTCGCTAATATCAAGCAAAGTATCACGCCTAATATAAAGCTCTGAGAGCTCATGAGCCAATGTACCTTCTTGTGCATATACAGAGCTTTTCTTTTCTCCGTATTCATCTTCAAGCTTTGCAGATGGAGTACAATTAAGCCATCTTCCAGCTCCAGAAGCCGAGAGGAGTGCATGACTCCTCTGGCTATGCTTCTGTGGTTTAGTGCTAGTTGTTTGCTGCTTCATAATACTTTCCATATTTATCATATCCTACTGTTACCTCAGTTGCTCCGGACTTTGTAATAAATCTGGCCATAGAAGAAAGTAAAGCTGAGCATACTGCATGCAATGCAGGATTTTGTTTACGGAACTTGATTGCTGCTTGTTGCAGCTTCTTTTGATTTGCCATTACAGTGATTCTAAGAAGTTAAACATTTCGTCATACTTGGCCGGGTCAAGCTTTGTTACGCTCGGGGCACCAAGCTCATTGAGTTTCTGCTTGATTACATCGCGGTGCTCATTCACCTTCTTTGCAAGCATTGCTCGCACATCCTCTATGCTCTTAGAGGCAGAAGAAGCAGCCTGAGCAGCAGATGCTCCAGGAGCAGGCGTAGCAGCGGGCTTTGTCGGGGCAGGTGCTGCAGCTGGAGCTTGAGGCTTTGGGGCCGGAGCGGGTGCTGGCTGAGGAGCCGGTTTAGCAGGTGCTACAGGAGCAGGTTTCTGAACTACAGCAGCAGCTACTTGAGCTCCACTTGGAAGTCCTGCTGCAAACAGTGACTTAATGAAATTCTGCGTATTTTCTGACAGGTTTACGCTAACCTCTACGGAAATTTTAATTGCTTCCATTTTCGTAAGTTTTAATGAAATTATCTAAATAGTTAATAAACTCGTTTACTGTCATATCTGGTACGTTTGAGAGCTTTTGGTGGATAAGCTCATTATTCTTATATATAGATACGTACACGCCTTTATAATTCAGCTTTACTTTATACTCGCCTTTCAGCATTGTTAGGCATCCATCTTCAGATGAACCTTTCCAAGTATTTGCTGAAAACAAATCAGTTACTAACACGCCAATATGATTGGCCAATCGCTCTAACTGTATAACATCCAAATTGGCTTCACCCTTTAACACACGGTCAAATGCCTGTTTCGGATATTTAACAGTAGGAAATAACACCTTCGCTAAATCTTCCGTATTTAGCTTGTAGTGCTCAATTACATTACCTATATTAAACTGTTCCATATTTTGGTGAATTTTATTATCTTATTTTCGATATGCAAATATACAAACTATTCTCGAAAGAAAAAAATTTTTCCATTATTTTTTGAGAATTTATTTGTTAAAAATAATTAAACAGCAATTTTAGTGCGGCTTTGAAATTGCTGTAAACAAAGAAACAATAAAAACAATGCCTCTATATATTTCAAACTTAATTTCTTAATTTCCGATTAACATTAAGGTTAATAAGAAATATCGGCTTTTAATACGAAAAGATTTAATGAAATTATTGTTTCTTTGTTTACAGTATATATAAGTAATTAATTTTGAGCACTTTAGGCGTAAACAATGACTTGTTTATATTGTTTCTGTTGTTTACCGCTTTATGAAGTATTTTGCACACAGCCATATAACTATTAAAACTATGGCAGCTATTAGGTATTCACCCATATTAATTTTTATCTTTTGCCATTTAGTAAGTTGAGCTTCTACAGGATACACGACTTGGATTGTATCAGTCTTTTCGCGCCAAAGATTATCATGTTTTTCTATATATTTATATAGATATTTGTATTTACTCAAATATACAGTATCGCCTTTGTGCTCCACATATATAGAGTCTCTATGATATATACTATCAATTTTGATTTGTGAAATATACGTAGTATCTCTTTTAATTGTCTCTACAGGTACATATTGAATTGACTTACAGCTATATAATATAGTGGCTAAAAATATAAGTGTAATTATTCTCGCTAATTCTCGCATAGTCTTTGAGTTTTATTTGTTATTATTCATATTTAATATAAAAACCATTCTCGCACATAAGAAATTATTGCGAGAATGGTTTTTATGTGCTTCAGAGGTCTTTATACTCGTACTTAGCATCAAAGCTGGGGCATGCCTTAGCTGCAAATTCTCTGTGTCCATGAATAGTAGCATTTGGGTATTTTACCTTTAAGCTTTTCAGCAATTCGAGTAAAGATTGCTTTTGAGCCTCAGTGCGCGTATCTTTAGGAGTTTTACCGTCTTTAGCAACGCCTCCTACATAGCATACTCCTATAGAGTTTGCATTTTGACCTGAGCAGTGGGCTCCAACTACACTTTCATCTCTGCCTTTATGAATAGAGCCATCGAGCTCAATTATATAGTGATAACCAATATCCTTCCAGTGATTACCATTAACATGCCAATCCCTGATAGTTTCGGTTTTAACGTCTTTACCTTCAGGTGTTGCTGAGCAATGCACTATAAGTTTATCAATCTTTCTCATTTTATTTTGTCTTGTTGTATAAGTTCATATATTATTTTTGCTAAATAGTCTTCACCTTGCTGAATACACTTTTCCTCTATGTTTTTTAGAAGTGTTTCTTTTTGGCTAAAGTCTATAATATCAGTAGAGCCTCTAAATTCTTTTCTGTTATTGTCTTTTACAATTACAGTAAGATTATTTGGCGTTTCAGAAAAACCACAATCTTTTTTAACTTCTAACATTAATACATCATTATAAAGCTTATCAAGATTTAATGTAAGTTCACTTTTATTAGTTCCTACAGACCATTCACCATTTGGCGCAGTGTTTATATTTGTAAAATTCGCCGCAGGAGACATCTGTAAAGTACAGTTATTTGTTACATCATCGCCTTGCATTTTATTAAATGAAATCACAAGCCATGGAAAACTTGATTTGCTTTCTTCGTATGTATATTTTTTCCTATACGCTTCATACACATATTTTTCGTATTCGTTTTGATTACGAACTATATTTACATTAATGTTTGTAAGTATCATTTTTATTTGTATTTAATTGATTTACTATTTTATTAAAGACCTCGTTGCCTTGTTCAGTAGTAGCTGCTTGAATAATCTGCTTAATCATATCTGGAACATCTCCGGCATGTGCTTTTCTTCTTTTGCTATTTTCTAATACAGATTTGCCTTCTATGCAAAGTATTGCTAAAGCACAAAGCATAGTTGCAAATGGCAGTATATAAAATGATAGTAAGCTTCCTAAAACATCTACCATAAATGCAAACATGAGAACTCTAGCATAATCGCCTATTTTTACAATAGTACGCCTAAAGCCATGAGACATAAGCTTTTCACCTAAAATCTTTGCTGTTAATGTACCACTCCAAAAATCAACGATACATGCTATAGTAGAGAAAATCCAGCATATAACTATTATTACTACTCTAACAGTTATAAAAAACATAAGAGCTTCTAGGTCTTTCGCTTCAATCAGTTCTAGCATAGCATTTTTCTCGTTATGTTATAAAACATGTTTCTTATAATTTCACCAACTAGATAACTAGCATTTTCGCTATAAGGACTGAAATTCAACGTTTTAGCAATATGCTTTTCAATGTGGTCTACTTCATGAGCAAAGCTATTGAAAAATTCCCAAATGTCAGTAGTTTTTGATACTACTATTGCACTGCGTTTATATTTAGGATTGCTATAAGCTATTCCTATATTACGCCTATTTGAGTATAAAATTTCTTTAGCCCTATTCAAAAATCGTTTACTACATCTTAAGCTATACAACTCATCTATTATTTCTTCTGCATCATTGGCATCTGTCATTATAAAGTATGATATGTGCCAATTAGCATAGTTTTCAAGATAGAATTTTCCTGCTATCATAGAATTTCTTCCCAATCTACAGCTATACCTCTGGATGTCATTTTAGCATCCCATTCACGCATTATTTCTCCATCGCCTGCATCTACGTCGTCAACTACGTCTTTTACGTACAAAGCTAAATGCTGCTCATCGGTAATACTGCTTTTAAGCAAATCAGCTTTTCCCATATTAGCAACATACACATAGTCATAGTCTACGTTATTTTCTAGAGTCACACCGTATTTTGCAAGCATAGAGTCGACTTGGTCTTTTGTAAGAGGCTCTATTTTCTACAAAATTACATGTTTAACTTTTCTTTACAGGGCTTCCCAATTGCTCTAATAAAGAGGCCATCATACCTTTCATTTCGGATTGTGACTTGTAAAGTTCTTTTAGCTGTGTTTTTAACTCACTGTTTTCCTTTTCAAGTCTTTGCCTTTCTGCTATTTCAGGATTTAGTGTGACCATTATGTTCTTGCAACTTTCGATAATCTGCCTATGAGCATTGATAACCTCATCTGCAATAGCGACTTCGCTATTATGCATATATGCTGCTACTTCTGCATTTACAGCATCTCTGTTACAAGATACAAATAATCCATTACCACAATCCTGAATATCAGTAGAAGGAGTTAGGCCTTCGATAGGCTGAACTTTGTCTCCTATTTTAATGGACAAATCTACGACTTGCTCTTGCTGTTGAGGCATAAAGCCGGCATAAGGCTGCCCTGGAGTTGGAATTGGATATTTCTGCCGTATTTTAGGCTCGACGATAACCTGTCCTATCTCCAATTTAGGAGAATTATCTTTATGAAAGATATAAACTGTACTGCCAGTTCTTAGATTTTGAAAAGCCATATAGTTAATAATTTTTAAGTCATTATATTAAGCTGCAGAAGTTGGGAAAACATAAAGTATCTTATCTTCAGAGTCATAAATAGCCAAGTATACGCCAGAACGAGTAAAGTCAGCTACAGTCATAGCCACGCCAGTATTATAATTAATGGCCGCTTGATTGCCGCCATTAGCAGTAAATACTACAGGCAATGTATCTGTTGTACCGGCTGGAATTAAAGGTAATTTAAATAAAATCAGTCCAATAAATGGTGCGTTAAGGAACGCCTGATTTTGAAATACAAATTGTACCTCTGTAGCCGCTACATTTACTCTGGTTGCTTCTAAGCGGGGAATTCCTTGACTATTAGCCAAAATCAAAGGATTAATAGGATATGACATAGTTGCCTCCTTTCCTATTAACCCCAACCACCATTATTACCGCAGTTATATCCGTAACCCCAAGGATAACTATAGCCACCAAACGCACCACATGCGCCATATGCAGCAGGCGATACCTGAAGAGGAATGTTAAAGCCAGTATTGACTTTTACATAATTATCTCCGCAAGGAATTACCTTAGTCTCAGGCAAGTGGCACTTAATGCCTGCAATCTCTGTATTAAGAGAACTGATGCCAGCATTCAAAGGAGCTACGGCCTGGCCAATCATCTGAGCAAAAGCAGCTGACTGCTGTGCATTATTGATGATAACAGCCTGTTCAGCAATTCGGCGGTCACGCTCAGAAATTTCGCGCTGCATTTCACGCATCTCAGCAGCACGCTGGCCAGCGAGAATTGACTCGGTAGATGCCTGAATAGCTTTTTCAATATTGCAAGTCTGGTCACGAGTTGCATAGCCAATGTCAGCAAAGCCACGTTCAACACTACGATTAACATTATTAAGCTCTCCTTGCAATGCAATAGTCTGGTCTTTGATACCTGTTTTGATATCACAGCAGCAGTTGCAGATTTGCTGAGTAAGAGCCATATTGCCTTGCTGAATTGAGTTGATAATCTGCTGACCAGTCATACCAACCTGATTACCTACACTGCATATCTGGCTAGCAACTTGCTGGATAGCAGCCTGTACCTGACCAACAGAACAATTCAAAGTGCTTGCCAACTGGCTAATATCAACGCCATTGCGCTGAATTGCATCCATAAGCATCTGGCGCTCTGTGCTATTATTGTTATTACCGCCAAATAAACCATTGCCATTTCCTCCGAAGATTGCAGCGATGACAATAAGAGCAATAATACCGTCCCAGCCATTTCCAAATGAGCCATTTCTGTTTCCACACAAAGCCATTACTGCATTGGCATCGAGGCCTTTAGACTGACAAGCGGATGCAAGCATACCTGCTAGGAAGTTATTCCCAGTGCCTCCACTGTCTGGAACAACGATTGTCTTTTCGACATCAAAATTTCCCATAATTTTAGAAATTTTTAATTGTTAAGCATTAAATTAATTATATAAGTGCTTCTTCCGGACGAAGCATTTTTTCTATTTTATAAGCATCAACGCCAGCACAAAGCCTTTCGTGAGCATGAGCCATCCAAAGGCATAGCTTAGGCGGGTGGTCATATTGATGTGATTCTACGAGTTCCAGCATCGTAAACAAACTTTTTTTACTCGGCTGCATCCAGCAACGCGAGAACGCTTTCTTTTACTTTTTCGTCCATAATTGTTTAATTTTTAATTACGGGTACAAAAAATACCTATTTTTTATTATTATGAGATAGTATAAGGATTATTAATTGCATTTTTAACGCAAGTTATAATATCGCTAAAATTATCGTCTGTTACAGGTGTGCATAATTGTTCTCTATAATCTCCAGTACCTTGTGCAATTCTATACGTGCAATCCGCTATATCCAAATTCAATACTTTAGCAATAAATGTCTGGAACAGAGTAGCGGCAATAATATATCGTGTGATGCCAAAATCAGCATGGATAGAATCACGAGTAAAGTCTGTTTTATTTTTCCAGTTCGTAGAATTATCCATGAACGCATAAGTACTACTTATATTATCCAAATCAGTTATTGTTTCTGCTTGGGAGATTGTAGGTGGCGCAGGAGTGGCTTTTGTGTATATAGTGGATTGTCTTAATGTAGAATTTGCTCTGGCATTTTGTACCGCCGTTCCCGAAGGAATAATAAATTTTACATCTTCACAGTTCTCTATACAAGCCTTATAATTTGTGGCTATGTTATTCCACATAGTCATTTGCCTTTGCTTTTGATTACTCCCATAGCTCAACCATTTATCATCATTTGCTCCAGATGGACCGTGTGATTCACTGATTGTATGATAAATGCTGAACGCCCAAGTCATGTTCATGCCAAATACCGGGTTACTATAGAGACAGGCTTTTTTACACAAGTCGATCAATTCTTGTACTATGCTCCTTGTTATTTGTCCATCTTCTCCTTTTTCCCAAAAAGAGGATTGGTCCTCATAAGGGGATTGATAAGCCCCGTTTTGCATGATGATGAAGTCCCACGCTTCATCAGCCAACAACCAGTCCATCAAAACTGTGTCATTTGCCGGTGCAGGTTCCCCTTCATCTGTTATATCAGAATCAGGCTCGCTGGACCATTTCCCTGTCGTACCGTTATATTGTTCCCATGTCGTTGCCTGATATTTCCATTTATAATACGTAACTCCCTTATTTCCTTGAAACCTTTTCAAAAAAACATCTAAAGTGGCTGCTCCAATATAGGCGTTTCCGAGAATAACATCTTTACCAAAAGATGCGCAAATATTACCGACTTCATTTATTGTATCAACTCCAAATGATGAGCCTATAAATAATATTTTTAAGGTAGTTTTATAATCAGATACAGATATATTCTCAAAATCATCCTATAATTCCGTTACCGTATTATTTAACCATGATACATTGTTTCCCGTTGATTTATTCGATAACATAAGATGTCTTTTAAATTCTTTTGAATTAAGTTCGGGACTTCCTCCTTTATAATCAATTTTCACTGCATCATCCGTATTTCCTTGCCATGCAAATTTGCATCCAATAAACTCAAATTCGCAAAAATCTATTCCACCATCCATATCACTACTTGACCAATCTTGTATGTACATTGGTTCACCAGTTTCTGAAATAAAGATGCATTGCCAAAATCTTACTTTTGATTTCTGCTCTTTAGTTAATACCCCATTAACACTTGTATTATGACTATACCACGCATGTGTATCTCCACTTATTGCAGGGTTATCAACTGTAGCTCTTTGTATGAACACGCAGTTCCTAAAAATCATTTCATAATTTTTTCTTGTTCCTACGCCCCAACATGCGTTAGAATTTGAATCGAATATACAATTATCAACTACAATTTTATTATCAATATTATTATCTCTATCACTATGTACACAATACGCAGGTTTTTCTGTCATTCCACCGTCCTCAATTACTGATAAATTGGTAATAAGCCCACCACTTATCTCGATTGGTGGTGTATCATAGTCTCCACTGCTATCTTTTATTATTGATAAAATCGAATTAATACCAATAATTTCAAAATTCCCAAAATTCTCAAATCTTTGTGTAATTGTTTCTTTACCAATATTGAAGTATTGTATGGGTTTTATTTCTTTTTCTAAGTTATTTAATCTATTAATTGTTGTCGCTTGGTCTTTAATCAATTGTATGTCCGGAATAACAATATCCCCTCCCACTACTTTAGCATTTACATAAAGATACTTGGAATCATAAGGCAATTCAATATCATGTAGTATTGTATCAGAGAATAAAAACCTTTCTGTAATACCACTTGCAAATGGTAATGGTGCATTATTAGTTTGCGTAGCATTATCTTTTAATATTGCCCCACTAATAGTTACTGAACCTCTATTATTTAATACTCTGATTTTATTGTACCCTTCCACATTTATTTTAACAACCTCGCATGCAGTTATATCATCATTTTGCCACCAATATGTACTAGCAATCAATGCACCTTGTATCGTTTCGTCATAATCACTATAATCCGTCAACTCTTTATAATCAATACTATTTTCATTTTCGATAAATTCAGCCCCAATATAATAAGGTTTTCTATCATTACCATTACCATCATTTATGATAATTGATACATATTTTGTATCTTGTGCTATTTCAACAACTTTATATTCTCCCAACTCTAAATTTGTAAATTCGGTGCTTGGAGTAATATTTGCATTTTGTCCACTTTTAATATTCAAATCTGCTATAAGTTGTGCGTAACTCGAATTTAATGTGGAATTACCAATTATATATAGAGTTTTAATATTATCAGTTGGTATCAATATACTTTTCCCCTTGCCAACATGTCTTTGCCACACTCCAGTAGAGCCGACATACATATTAATCAATTTATATTGGTAAATTGGCTCGCTATATGAAGGTATAAATTTATCTGTTTTTTCCTTATTAGATATGACCGTATTTCTCGTTTCTTCATCATAAGGACTGCCATAAAGTACTTTAATAGTAAATGGTATAATAACATTTGATTGCACATCTTCGGCGAAATAAAAGCCTATTGTGAAATACCCATCTGATGCAAATGAATCAATTTCAAATTCATCTCGAGCGTTTGTTTTTATCTCTGTTCCACTATTATCCCTAATTTGACATCCGTTATACGTTATACCTGATGGAAAGTTGGATTTATCAACGGTTATTTTGATTTTTCCTTTAGCAAAAAGAGTTTTTTCTATTCTTATAATCTTATTTTTTGTCCCCTCATTAATAATAGCTTCATTCTGTATTGATATGAAAGGAAACTCCAACTCGGAAACGCTTATAAATGTTGCAATGCCCGTACCTTGACTTTTCCAATTACCATTTTTGTTGGTAAAAACTAATACTTGGCCTGTCAATTCTATTCCTCCAAAATTGGCATAAACTCCCGGTTTTGATGCTAAATAAAAAACGTTTTGGTCGGGTGTACCGGGATTAGTAGTTGGTAATGCTATTCCGGCAAATGTTGCTCCATTTCCTACCGTTGAAATAATAGTCAATAACACATTTTGCAATATTTTCCCGGTAATTTCTTGGTTACCATTCGTTTTTATAACATCGGAAACCGCTTGTTTTAATTCTTCATAATTTCCCATAGTTACTCTGTTTTATAATCGTTATTATAATCTTCGTTAAAATCTCCACCAACTAATTTAGGAGTATAACCTCCTATATTAGCTATGACAGTATCAGTCTCAAATTCACACTCTACGGCCGCTAAATCTCCTTGGTCTTCCCATTCCGGCTCCATGCTAAATGTAGTCAAATCATATGTTTGCAATTTACTTGTAATTTGTTTGCTTTCGCATAGTCTTACAATTCTAAGTGCATCGCATAGATATTCAGGAGCTACGAATGTAAACTTATAAATCTTTTTGCTTACTTGGCTCTCAATAAACGTATAGCCCATCCGCTCAGTAGCTTCTTCCTCAAAATCATATTCAGGTTTACCGATTTGTGTATTCAAGTAGCACTTAAATTTGAAATTGTCAGAAAAATCTACTATACCATTTTTAAGCTCAAAGTTATATGAATTATAATACTCAAGAAGCAGATAATCATCCACTTTGTTAGTTACAGTAAATACGTCAGAGTATATTGTTCCTAAGCCTGATATTGAAATAGCTAGATAATATAAACCTTCATGCACAATTCCTATAATAGGAAGAGTGCCAGGGTATTTTAAAAGTTTGAAACCAGTGTATGACTTAATTGCTAAGCCATTTTCTTTCATGTTTGTTGTTATAGCGGTATATGCTCCTGTATTGAAATTATATAATCTCACCCAGTTTATAGCTGTTCCACTTGCAAGAACTACTTGAAATGGCAATAACATATTCTTATATGTTATAAGCGGATAAATCTGGCCGAACGCATAATCTTTACGATGATTTTGCAAAGCAATATTATCGTAAAATGGTAGTGGTGATATGTTATTGTTTACTAACTTCATATTGTAAAAATACGTAAATTATTCGATATTAAGAAAATTTCTTAACATATTTAACTTACTATTTTTTATTAAGGCCGGTAAAGTAAATTTATCTTTGCCTGTCTAGTATTTACATTGATAGACATTTCATCTATTTTTCCATTTCCAAAAGAGGTTTTAATAAGTTCCAATTCATCTAAATCTTCTTCTGTAGGAAATTCTATAGTATGTTTCATACATTTTTTTATATTCCGTACGTATAGGCTATTTATAGAATTAGATTCTATACTATATGCTGGCATATCCCAAAGATAGAAATTCTGCAAGTATATCCATGATGCATACCAATTTTGTACAACTGCTTCATATTTATCTCCATTTTCATCTATAAGGCCATCTACTGTTATTATTGGTAATTCTAAATTTTGGCCATTTTTAACCGGGCATAAAAGTGCAAAACCGTCTTCTGAAAAGTTTGTTGGATTAAATAACATATAATCCACATCAGATGAAAACTGTCCAATGTTTATTTCTTCTGTTTTATCTTTTTGTATATAATTAGATTTCACATCAATGGTTACACCACCAAACAAATCGGTTACATCGTCCATCCATGCAAATTCGTATCGCTGATTTAAGTCTGATTTTTCAAACTCTACTTCAGATTGGAAATAAGATGATAGCTTCTTATTAAATTGGTCTGTAAGTTTAGTAAAATCAAGCTGATAGCTTGACCTACTAGAATAGCTTCCACCATTCATAAAGAAGTATACGTGCTCTATTTTGAATTTATTGTCTTCAATATACCAATAACATCTAAAGCAATCACGCAACATTTTCATAAGCTCTTCGAGTGAAGTTTCAGCTTTCTGAGCAGGCTGGTCATAATCACCTTTTAATATATTGGTTTTTTGTGTAATATACACATAAAATCTTGCTAATCCTAGTGGATTAGTTGTGCCATATAAAAATTGGCTATATTCTGCAGTTGGCTCATGTGATAATGTAGGGTCTATTTTCTTGAGAATAGCCTTTATGGCCGCGCCAATAGAATAACTATCTTTTAATACATACTGTTTTCTTAATTTTTCTTCAAAATATTCATAAAAACTATCATATACATACCACAGTGAAGCATTTGCCCATGAATTTTTGCTAATAGGCAAAGGTCTTCCTAAGCCTGTACTACTAGGAATAAACTGGTTAGTAAAATACTGTCCGTAATCATTTAGACCATATTTTGTTGGCTCATCTACTGCTCTAGAAGTACAAAAGAATAAACCTCCTTTTAAGCCAATACATTTTTTATAGTTTCTATTATCAGTGACAAAATCATCTGATGGTAAATCATAGGTATTTTTAACACCTTCTGAGTCTTCTACAGTATCTACATCACAAAGTAAGCGCCTATATATTCTATATGTAAACAAATTACTTATAGTACATGAGTTTTTAGCATTTTCCACATCTATTAGTTTAGAGGTATATCTTAAGTGTTTATCATTAGTGTAATCTCGGTCTTCTGAAAACAGCGTTTCATCATCGATATTAACAGCTGTTTCAGATTTATATATTACTTTATTATCTGAATTTCTTTTTATCATAATAAAGTAGCTTACATCTGTAAATGGTGGTTTAGCATCAGGATTTTTCTCTAAATAGCAAGTATAGCCATTCCAGTTGCTATAATAACCATTAGTTCCGGCATATACGCCATTAACACCTGCTTCGTTAGAATTTCCTATGTAAAATTCATTACCAGATTTTATATAGGAAAAATAGAAGTTATTTATAAGCGCAGCATTGTCATCTATGCTTTCATTCACATCATCTTCCCAATAGGTACCACTGAAGAAATTAGTTATAGAATTGGCACCACGGACATAAACTTGCATGAGTGAGCGTTTATGCAAGTTTATTTTTGATATTTCAGGAGCAAGTTTTATAAGGTCATAAGTATTTTCATATTTATTCATGACTTCTGTATAATCATCTATCGCTGCAGTTTTAAGTTCACATTTCTTTTTATCATGGTCAAACTTACAATCAGTTTTATTAAATTCGCCTTTATAATACTCAATCCATTTTTTAGAAGTTCTATTATATTTATCAATAATAAATATGAGCTGGTCCTCGAGACTTGATTGCCTGACAATTTCATAAGCATCGCCAAACAGATTAATTTTGCCATCCATAGAAATACGGAAAAATTCTTGTCCACTCTCTTTGGCGTATTTCTTATTTAAGTCCTTGAAATGTGGCTCTACACTTTCAACAAAGTAGATAAAATTGGTATCTTTCTTTGCTACAAAATTTGTATCGAGTGAAGTAAATCGTACGGCCCAATATTTTGCATTAGAAGGCGGAGTTATAATCTCATTATTTACACTCGCTAAAGTCTTAGAAGATATGAAATTCTGGTTTTTATCATAAAAGAAAATAGCATTATAATCGTAATAAGATATTAAGTTGAAAAATATCTGTTTACCAGTCTCTAAGCTATTTTTATAAGATGATGCATATATTCCTGATGATGCATTATGATAAATATTTCCATTTCTATCTATATCAGTATCTTGTGACAAATATGTAGTACTCAATTTGCCTATGTAGAATTTATATTTCGGAGGTATCATATCTTTTAGTTTTTAATTATTCGTTTAACATTTTTACGTTGCATAACCACAGTTCCATCAGGCATTGTATAATACCTGATTTCATTCTGTTTTCTAATACTCCGCACATCATTCTCTATTTTAGAGAGGTCGATACTATTATTAGAATTAAGAGAAATACTCAATCCTTCAGAATTAGCAAAGGCATTCAAATACTTATCTTCAAACGTTCCTTTATTGAGGCTATCAACAACATCTGGAAGTATTTTTCTATATTTCCTTGTTCGTTTTTTATTGATAATTGCTAATGCCTCACCGCCTTCTGCTCTCATACGGCGCTTCTTTTTATTCTCTGTGCCCAAGTCAATATCATTGCCTGATGCATGCGAGCCTCCTTCTAAGAACTCAAGACCGCCCTCACCATATTCCTCTGATTGACTTGCTGTCACTTGTTTAGCTTTAACTTTCGCAACAGCAAACGAGGTCCACATCGTAGCAATAGCAGCCAATGCAAGGGCTGGGCCGACGATAGGTATTGAAGAGAATGAGCTCCATAGATTAGCAGAAGCAGTAATAAGTGAAGATGCTTGAATTACAGTATTAAGATTTTCTTGACGCTTTTGAGCAGCAGCAAGCATTTTCTGTTTTTCTTGCTGGTTTTTCTTTTCTTGTTCAAGTTCTTTTTTAGCAGTAGCTACGTTATTAGCATAGCCATTATTGCGAGCTTCAACTTCAGCGTCATAAGCTTTTTGTGCAGCTTCTACTCGAGCTTCAGCTGCTTCTACAGCCTGTTCAGCCAATTCAACTTCAGCATCCATGATGGATTGAAGCTGCTCTATTACTATATTTACAGCATCTTTTAGAGCATCAATCTGGTCGTCGTCAAAGCCAAGTTTCTCTAATAAACTACCACCAAGACCTTTTTTACCTATATTCATTATGAAGTTATCAAGCTCAGATAATTCACGGTCTATTCCTTTTACAGTAGATTTAGCAGCATCTATTTGAGCTTGACTCCAATCTAATCCACCGGTTTCTGCTAAACGTATTTGTTCTTGCCATCTAGCTTTTTCTTGCTCAAGTTTGAATCTGGTTATCTCAGTTTCGCTGCGCTTAACTTCATTAAATATAGCTTCATCAAGAGCTTGTTGCTCATCAAAACTTGACATGCTAAAACTACCAACAGCAATAGCTTTTTGTTTATCAAAAGATGTGTTTATAGCACTTGTAGGTTGCCTTTTAGCTTCTGGTAACTGAGCATTCTTAAGTAATGCTATTTGTCTTTCTACATCTAATCGCTTTAATGAATTGCTGAGTTCCTCATAAGAACCTTTTTTTGATACTTCACCTTCTAATTCTAACAACTCTAATAGCTGTTCAGCTTTTTGTATTTCTACATCTATATTGAGCAAATCTAGACTTAGAGTTAAGCCTTTTTGCTTGTTCTTTATAGCATTTTCTATATCATCTAGTGCTTTGATAGCTGTTTCTTTTTGGCTTTCTGTAAGCTTTTTATATTTTTCGTCTTGACCATTCAGTATTTTTTGGATTCTGGCGTATTTATCATTTAAATCAGCTATTTCTTGATTAAATGATGCGAACGCTTCAGCTCTGCGCTTCTTATTTTCATCCCTCTCAATCTCTGTACGGCTCTTTTGATATGCTTTTTCGGCTGCTAATGCCAGGTTATTTAGGCGGTCATCAGCGTCTCTTGGTGTACGACCTCTTTTATCTTTTTTGTGAGATTCTTCTAAGCCAATTTCTTTAAATAGAGCATCTGCTTGGTCTTCATAAAATTTCCATACGTTGAAATAGCTTTCAACTTCTTTTTCAAGAGCATCTGCGTCTTTTTGTAGGCTTTCTACATTTCTCTGCCTTTGCTTTTTTAACCTAGTTTCAAGTGACAAATCAGAATCTGGCCCAGAGATGCCACCCCATAAAGCTTTAAAGTAATTTATAGTTTTGTCGAAAAAGCCGTACTCACGCACTTTTTCAAGTTCGGCTTTATTTTCTGCGGCTAATAGTTTTTGGTATTGCTGGGACACAACATTTAGCGCAGCTTCTGCTTTAGCTCTTGCTTTATATGCAGCCACTACAGATTCAGTATTATCTACAAAAGCATTATTGGCGTCATTTATACTATCAATGGTGATGCCTAATTTACTGAACTCTTTTTCATTATCCTTAATCCACTGTGTTTGTGCTTTTATGTTATCCCCTAAATCTCTCCAATTTTCAGATAACCTTCTTAGCACAGCTATTTGCTGACCGTATGCACCAGTTGAGCCTTTTCCTAATTCGCTGTTTAAATCTTCTAATGCATCTTCAAAAGATTTTGCTGCATCTCTACCTGCTAATGTTTTGTCAATCCATGTGATAATTTCTTTACCGTACATAGAAAATACAGTAAGTAAAACTACTAGTGCTGTATTCCAACTAAACAGTGATTTTGCAATTGACTTTGTTACGCTTACAGTTTCTTTACCTTCTGCTCTCAGTAATTCATTTTTCTCTCTTAGTCTGTTAATTTCATCAACTACCATAGGTATATTATTCGATATACCTAAGAAGAATGTATTAAGCGATACAGCTGCAGCAGGAAGCTCTCGAACTACCTGAGAAATAGATATGCCTAAGCCATCCCATGTTCTCTGGTAATGACCTACAGATAGCCTATAATTACCAGTTGCTTCTTGCAGCTTTATCATTTGCTGATAAAGAGCATTAGTCTCAGTTTCAAGCTTTTTACCTCCATCTGCAGCTTCTCTTTCAGCAGCAGACATCTGATTAAGCTTTATTTTATTCAGCTCATACTGTGCTGAAAGTCTATTATACGACCCTTCTGCAGAAGCAGCTATTGTTGCCTGAAGTTGAGCAACCCTGTTTGCTTCTTTTATTTGAGTTGAATACAGTTTTAATTGCTGATTTTCTTCAGACTGCGCATAAGCTAATTTCTGTTGTGCCCGAGCTATAGGGTTAATAGTAGCTTGTTGCTGCCTTCTAGAAGAAGTCAGCTCAGATATTTTTCTTTTTAATTCTGTAAGTCGCTTACCTTCATCTGATTGCAAATAAGCCAATCTCTGCTCAGCTTTTTCAACTTCGGATAAAGTTTGAATATGTGGCTTCATGGTATCATCAAGAGCCTTAATTTGATTTTTAAGGTTGATAATATCATTCAAAAGCTGTTGACCCATTTGGCTATCTGCTCTTTCTGCATCTGTAAGAGACTTATACAGTGATACAGCTTCTTTTAAGTCAGATTTAAGCCTATCATAAGACGATACGGCCTGTTGCAAATAGCGCTGCTGTTCTACAGTAGTTCTATTCGCATCTGCTGTTTGAGCTTTAAGCCATGCTATCTGTTTACCAGTATCTGATATAGCAAGTTTAAGCTCATTCTGTGCTCGTTCAAGCCTTGATGTAGAAGCTGTAGCTTCATCAATGCTTTTACGCCCGTCACTTGTAGCTCCACTAACAGACTTAAGAGCATGCACAACTCTATCTGCGCCTGCTCTTATAGCATTCACCATGACTTCATACTGCTGGTTGAGTTCTCCTAATTGCTTTACAAGCTTTTCAATAGAGTCATCTGGCTGTATTATGTCACTATATTTTATTTTATCGTCTTCAGCCATAATTATTTCCTATGTTTATTACGTTTCAAACTCTTTGCCTCGGCTTCTGCTTGAGCTTTTATATTATCGATAGCATTATAGAATTGAAGTACTGTCATCTTTCTAGCATCCATGCTTGTTTTTTGAGCTATAAGTAAACAAGTACTTTCAAATTGCTTATCATATTTAACCTCAACGGACTCACTTCCTATATATGTTTTCGGCGTATGCATGTTAAGCATCATTATATCTATAGCCTCAATTTGCTTTGAATTATCAGTATCATTTATAACTGAGTCTAATACAAGAAGTGTTCTAGCTTTAAGCTTATCATAAGCTTCTTTTTCCTTTGGATTTACAAAATCACCCGGAAAGTATATTTCTAGTTCACTTGTGACTTTTTTTTTAAGCCACAAAAGAAAATCTATGACTTTAGAATGCTTAATCTCTTTAAGGTCCTGAAGTAATTTTTTAAGCCCGTCATCTGACAAATCATTAACTTCTTTTCCGTCCACACTATGTATAAGAGCAGCAAAAGCTAAATACTTCGGCGATATTTCACTGTTTACCATGTAGATATTCTGCCGCATATTTTGCAATTCCTGCAAAGCCTTTCTATTATTATTTGATTTTATATACTTTGCTATCTTTACTATATGAGCATCAATATCATCCGCATCTGACCCAATGCCTGAGTCAATAAGCAGATATTTATTGTACTTTTGAAAATTTATGATTGGCATTTCATCTATGCTATCATAAACCCGTACAATTTTTTTATTTATAAGTAGGCTTTTCATATCAAAATTCGCGTTATAGGGGTTGATATTATTGGAATAAATAAGATATTCATCTCTCTAAAGAAAATAGCGAGAATGACAGCGAGAATGAGCGACGTCCAAAAACTTAAGCAAAAATCACAATCGAATAATTGAGAAATTAGCTTAGGTGCTTTGGCAATTATATTGTCTCTTATGCCTAATTTTCCAATCAGCAATATAACGAATGCTGCTGCTAAGGCTATATATATTAAAGCCGAAAGCAATGTTATAAAATATATCGTTGACATAATTCTCTAGTTGTTAAAGTGAACTCAATTCTAATTCCTGCATAAGGGTACATGAAGAATTGTTTATCAATATCTTGTATACTTTCTCCTTTATAAGTATAGTTATTATAGATTTTCTCTATTGAATAACCTTTGTATATATTTTCAAAGCGCTCATATATATTATTGATAGTAAGTTTACCAGTCGTTGTAATAACCCCTGGTGTTGTCAATACTCGTATTATTTCATCTTTAACTTCTTCTGTATGAAGTACCGTTTCATCTTCGTAAATGCTGCTAAGGTCATACCAAAAAACGATAGCACCACTAAAAGTATATTGAGGTAAAGATTGTACAACCTGAGTGATTTTTTGCGGGTCATAAATATCAAACCATGAAAAGTTACCAAAATTATCATTGGGCAATAGCGATATATATTCGCCATTACCGTTGTAAGCTGCTGGATATATAAACTTAGCACCATCTGGTCTATTTTCTACAAGCTTATAAGCCCTACCAAAAGCATAATTAAGCCACGGCAGCTTAACTAAAAGAGTTGTCTGCATATCCTGTAATACTTTATCAAGTAATACAGGATTACTTTTATATCTTATTTGTACAGAATTTTCTTTCATTATCTTATAGCTCTTTTTAACCGTTTAACAAGCTCTTTTCTTATATGAGAACGAACTATTCTTGTGAAGTTTTTATCTGTCAGCCTAAATATCTCTTCACCATATTTCTTTATCAATTCTTCTGTTTTTTCATCACTAGCTGTTATATAAAATCCTTCTGAGTCAAACACAACAAACATAGATTTATGGAAAGCACCAGTGTCTCTTAAAGTAACTCTAGTTGTTGGTTGTCCTTTTCTCTTTTTATTCTGTATTGTTTTAGCTGTATAAGGCATATAGCTCATAATCTTTTCGCCTCGGCCATTGATACCTCTGCGATACAACTGGTCATCTGCTATTGCAGATACTATCACATCCTCTTTATCACGGACAATATCTTCCAATAGCATAGGCAAGCTATCTTTGAATGCTCTCAAGCGATATTCAAGATTGCGAAGTGTTGCATTATACCTTTTTACAGCCATACTATACAGTTCTATATTTTATACCATTGTTTTTGCAAGGAAGACAAACTCTGTCTATTCCTTGAGTACTGATATTTATTGCTTTAAAGGCCATATCGAGTTGATAGCTAAGGCCAGATTTTTTCATAGATGAAGAGTCACCATCAACTTCATAAAGAATATCAAGCCTAGATGCATTTATTGAATGCCTATTTGTACGAACATTAGCATTATAGGCAAATTCACGAAGCATATCTACTGCTACTTGCTTTGCTATAATATCCTGAAACAGCATTCGCTGTTCAATTATGAAGTCTGTAATATCACAGCTTATTGTTATTTCAAGATTTAAGCCATAGTTGTTATCATAGGTATATTGATTATTTTCAACATCCCACAGACGTGGCTCTTCTTCTATCTCAACCAATTCCTCATTAACAAAAAACGGGTGTACTTCTATATACTTAGACCAAGCTTGCCAAGCTAATAGCTCTTTGCGTGAACATGAGCCACAGGGCTCTTTAGACCAATCTTTATTTTTTCTTATAGCTTGGCTACCTTCTGGTAATTCGGATTGAAAATAGCACAAATACCAGCTACCACCTGCATCATTATCATCACTCTGATAAGGCAGATATACATCATTAAGCGAAAACCATTCAATGCTGTTTTTACGTATCTTATTAAGCTTTATTATCTTGACTGGTGCATCCATGCTAGAATGCATAAGATATAGTGTATATTCACCAGGTTCTGTAAATTGTAAACCTATTTTATTGATTTTAGTAGTTACGCCTTTTGCTCTTATTGGCACAATTTCAAAGCCAACTAGATTTTTTTTATTCTTTACAACATCTACTAAACGGCCAGTTCCATCAAATAATGTTTTATTTTCGCATAAAGTCTTATATGTACCTTGCGCAATTTTTTCATTGCAATATCTAGCAATAGATTTCTGAATGCTAGCCTTAGTTTTGCTTTCAAGCCATTCGGAAAATGGATTGGTTTCAACCCAATACTCAGACTCAATATCAGGCTGTTTTCCAGTTGAATTCTGTAAAGCCTTATATAAAAGACTTCCATACTTTATGACATTGCCTTTAGAATATGGCTTTTCTGCATTATACTCCTCAAAGGTCATGTTCTTAAAATCTGGAGCGATACAAGACATATTCTGCAGTGTCAGCAACGGATGAATTTGCTGAAAGTATAGGCCACTTTCGCTCACAGTTAAAGCATCAGATATTTTTAAGTCTGATGTGTCATAATTTTGCTCCCATCCTATTAGATGAAGCAGTTTTTCTTGTATATCTATAGCTCTAACCATAATTTTTATATATTTTATTGAAAAACAGGAGGTCACTAAGGTATTTTCCTCAGTGCCTCCTGCCAAAGCTAATAACAACTCAAAGATTTCGCTATTTACCCAATAGCGAAATCATTGCTGAAATCACTATTGAATGACCTTCAAGCACCGGCACTGGCTGCTACTGTTTTAACAACATCGACAGGCGTTGCATATACAGCACCTTTACTAGAAACGTTAAATGCAAGAATAGGACTAGGCAAAGTAGCTCTATCGCTGTTATAAGCAGTAATAAACGCAACATCAACTGCAAATCCATAATGTTCCTTGCGAGTACGCGTCATATCAGCCGTAGCAGCTCCTGCAATAGCACTATAGTCTCCTACAGAGTCATAGAAGTACGTACCAACAGGCATGTTAATCACAGGATAAGTAGCAATACCCCATTCATGGCCGTCACCTGAAACAGTTCCAAGCAAGCAATCGCGCTCATAGCGCAACAGCATTCCAAGTGAACCCGCATTCACGGCATAACCCTGCGCATATTTACCATCAGCTGCTGCAATATTGTTAGTAAGGTGAACAATCTTGTTGCCAAACTCGTTCTGCTTGTTTACAGCATTGTAAAGCCCATGCTGCTCAAGTTTACGCATAATGCTTTCAACTCCAGGGTCACCGATGATATGCAACTGACCATAGAAGTCATTTGCTCCCATAAGTACCTCAAGGTCACCAAATACGTTCTCACGCTCTGTCCACTTTGCATTCAGCGCATTAGTTGAAAAATCATACAGCAGCTTGTTCTTAAGAACCTGAGTTTTATCTGCAGCCAAAATAGCCAAAGCAGCTTCATCGAGTTTATTTGCGACAGCGTATGCATACTTCATCAACTTAGTGTCAAAGTCGCGCTGAATACCAATTTCGTTGTTCATGTACATTGCCGGAGCAATAGTAAAGCCCCATGAATAGGTAGCAAACGTGATGTCAACAAATCGAGAAGTGTTTTCGCTATCAGCAATTGTCAAAGAGCGAGTATTACCAATAGTAACATCTGCGTCATAGTCAATTACTGGAGTTTGAAGAGTTGTACCGATAGAAGTACGGGCCTTCTCTTTCAACTCAGGGGTTAAAATACCTGTAGGGTCATTCGACTGCACCATAAAAGCATCGAGCGCACCGTACCTACTTGCACGATACTCATACTTATCCAATCTGGAATTAGCAAGAGTGTTCTGAATACGAGTTAATACTAAGCTCATAATTTTTAGTTTTTAATTTGTTAAACATTTTGCTATATGGTGCATTACCCTTTTACGCCTAATAGCATTTTTTTAATTTCTCTTCTTTTTAGGATGTGCCTTTTTATCTTATTGGCAAAGTTGCCACGTTGTTTTCGTTTCTTATTTCTGTAAGCTTTTCTCCAAACTCTGAAGAGTCACGAGTTAAGCCGTTTGCAAGAAGATGAGCTTCAATTACTTTGTCTGCTTCAAGCTGAGTTCTTACTCCAGTCAAATCAAGTGTTCCTCCTTGACCGCCTTGTCTCTGAAAACCTCCTGTACCACCGCCTGTTTGTTTTCGACCTGCATCAATTACATCTTTCAAAGATGTTTCCATAACAAGCTCAGAAATAGTATAAGGATTAAGATTGTTTTTCGGGTTATTAAGGATATTTCCATCAGCTCCTCTAATAACAAGTTTCTTACCTCCTTGACCATCTTCTACAAAATCAGGTGTACCCTTTGCCAAAATTTCAGCTTTTGCTGCATTAAGCAGTGTTTTCTGAATAGGCTCAGTAATACCAGCTTTGAACTTAAGACCTGTAGTAGCAGCTTGAAAAGCATAATCTACATGTACATCTTTCAGTTGCTTGTTAAATTCAGCTTCTTTTGTTTTGTAGTTATCTTGCTCAGTTTTAAGCTTAGATTGAAGCTGAGTAACTTGGGCTTTAGCATCTTTAAGTTGCTGAGTAAGCTCCTCATTTCCTGCATTTTTCTCAAGCTTTGTCTGCAACTCGGTTACTTTAACATTAGCTGCATCAAGCTCTGCTTGTACTGTTTTTACAGACTCAGTTTTTGTTTTATATTCGCCAAGTACACGCTTAGCGTAATCATAGCTCTTTTCACCATCTCTCTTTTTTACTCCGGTAACATTGAAAATATCAGTATCGTATTGCCCATGCAAAGCACCAATTTTAGTACCAATTACCGTATTTTCATCATTTTTTGACATTTCAGCAATTGCTGTAAGCTGAGCATCAGAGAGACCAGCTAATGCTGAATTTTGTCGTAGCATCTCAATTGTTAACATAGCTTTGATATTTTAAGTTTTTAATTTTCTTTTGCAACAAAATCTTTTGCCTCTCCGTACGGGTCATGCAATACTTTCATTATAGAATAGCCGAGACCTTTGAAATTCTTTTTGAAAAGTTGCCACTCAGCAAATGTAAATAACTGAGTATACGGCTTGCTTTCTTCTTTTCCTGTCATAGGATTAAAACGGTGACCTTTTACAATCGACAGATGTACAAGCTTTTCAGTACCAGCTTTTGGCTCATATTCACTATTGCTAATAGATGAAGTTTTTTCTTCGAGAACATCCTCAATATCTACAATATAAAGAGCTGTAGCATCAAGGTCTTCTTGCATTGCTTCTGTCCACCTCTTATCTTTGCTTGATTTAAGCTTCTGGAGGCCAGCTTGATGTGCTTTAGCTGCAATATGAGCCTGCTTAAGTGCGTCAACGGTACTATTCTGCAGTTCCTGTAGTGTCATTTTCTGTAACATACTCTAAAAGTTTATTTGTTATTATATCGATTTTTTCTCTTAACGGCTTATTTGAAGCAAACTCAATTATGTTAATGTTTTCACGTTCAAATTTGTCGACTAAAGTACTAAAATTTATTTTAAGTTTTACCAATTTTTCATCTATTAACTTTTTTTCATACAGTTTTAACACTTCATCCAAGGTTTTATGTGGATAAGGTTCTAACTGTTTCAAAATCAGCATTCTCTGAAGTACCAAAGGATTATTGCGATACTCAACTTCAAGAATTTGTTGCGATATAGCATCTAGTTCTGAGTTGGATGCTCCATTATCCTTTGCTTGCTTGTACTTAGAATAAAGCTCTGTTACAGTAAAAACGTAAAACTCTGTACCCCAATTTACAGAAGATGATATAAAAGCATTTCCATATCTGAGTTTGCAAACAGTATCTTCAATGAACTTCTGTGCTAACTCAAAATTAGTCTTAAGTGCATTAAGCACTGAAGTTTTACTTTCAAAGTTAGCAGTTACTTGAGTCTCATTGATTGCTTCTTTCTCACTTACTGTACCTCCTGAACCAACTACCGAAATAACAATCTCATTTTTAAGCCTTGCACACTCATTGACATTATAATCAAGTGAGTCTTTATCGATAGTAGTTATCTGAACAGGATTACGCATATCTGCAACACCTTCAGATTGATTTGGTATAGGAACTTCTAAGAATGAACCAGGACCAGCTATACGCTTTTCGCTACAGCAAGGACACTTTTCAACTGTTCCATCATTGAGAATTTTATATTCGCCTTTTGCATTACGTAGAAAACCTCCATCACAGTAATCACCGGTTTCATTATTCTCAAAATTACAATCGGCTTCATACGCACTATATATAGGATAAGGCGCATACAAGTCTAAATGCTGCTTCGAAATAGAGAAGAACAAATACCAATCAAGATTTGACAGCTCTTTTGTAATTGGATTTTTCTTAAGGTCTTTATTTTTCTCATTGAGTTGTGTTGACCAAAAGAACCGAGCTGGGCAATATCCTAAATCGTGCTTTGCCTCTGAAATAAGTGACTGAATTTCATTTTTCTCATTCAGCTGATATACTCTTATAGAAGTATCATCAAATACAGCTATTCGATGTTCCGGCTGTTTGAAAATAAGCCACTCAAACTGATTTTCATCAAGTCTAAAAGTCTGGTAATCAATTACGGCATCAATCTCAAGCCAATAAAAATACGGCTCTGGGCGCAAAGATGTTTGTACTTGAGGAAGGTCTACTACCAAAATACTATTTGGCGATACCTGCATTCTCTTCCATCCAGTTGTCTTCCACACCTCTGGCTCATTGAGGTTATTCTTTTTATACTGAGACCAGTCTTCTGCAAGCTCTGAGTCTGTAAACTGGTATGAGCTTGATGAGTTACGACTATAGAAAACTCTTTCGAGTTCTCTATAGACGTCCTCAACTACAGCAGGTGTAGGCAACGGAAATTTGAACAGATGAAGGAATATGTTGAATTTATCCTTTGGAAGCAGCTGTCTTACCCAATCAAGGAATATAGCCGTAGGTTGGTTAATATCAGATACAGCAACATTCGTCTCAGTATGAAATCTAAGACGACGCTGCATGTTTACAGCTTTCTGAATAGTCTGACGTTTAGTCGGCTTTTGCAGAATTTGCTTTATCTGATTTAACTCTAAGCCCATTTTCTTCGTCGTAATAATAATTGCTATCTTTCGGTAACTCCCATCCGCCGTTTAAGGCTGGGCCCATATCAAGCAATCGTTCTGCGTGTTGAAGGCCGAACTCTTGCTTAATATTATGCTTAGGCACAACCAGCGTTACCGTTTGTTCTTTTTTCTTTCTTACACTCATAGCTGAAATTTTTTAAGCTCCAGCGGAAGCTACGTTAACCCAATCAGTGAGAGGATTAAAGTCCAAAGTTTCACGTTTGATAATGTAGAACTTATCACTCCAGTTAGGAACAAAAGACCAGCTAATAGCATTGCTATCAGGCTCTTCATACCCGCCAAGTGACTTATCACCTACAAAGAAGCTGTAAATAGGAATAGGCATGTACTTAGTAGGTTCATCAAGGTCATCTACCAAACAGCCAATGTTGCCATTTTCGTCGATAAGATAAACACCGATGTTTTCACACTGATACTGCTTCAACTGAGCAATAACTTTTTGGTTTTCCTGGTAAATTACACCTGTAAAAGATGTTGCTTCACGGCCGATTGTAATAGGAATACCTCCAAGCGTCTGGTTTCCACCGCCGAATGTACGAGCTGCTCCAGGTTCTGTAGCAGGACTCTGAATATAAGGCGACACTGTCATCTTAGTGCCATCGGCCGCAGAAAACAAAGTGCTCCACGATGCTTTCTTAGTCGGGTCTGCGACAACATTCAAAGTTCCAGCTGTTTTGTAGATACGCTGGAATGCAACTTTTTGAATTTGCCCCATGCTTTCCTTGCAGTCATTAATCTCAAGGTCAGCAAGATGTGCTGCGGCAGGGCATCCACAATTTAATCCCATTGTTCTTTATGTTTTTAATGTTAATACTACCGAGCAGCTACCCTTAACTAGCATCGAATTACCTGTATTTTTGCTTTGAATTGACTTCTCCACAGTGCAAATATACTAAATTTCTTTATAAGTTGTACCGCTTTTAACATTTTTTATAGAGGTATTTTTATTTCATATTCTCGCATTATGTTCATTCAAGGCTTATGATTTAATCATTTATATATAATTAGAAGCCCAGAAATTACGAGAATAATGCGAGAATATGAATTTTAACTCAATTTCTCAATGATATTTTCTTCCTTCCAGCTTTTCTACTATGCATTTCTACTACTCCAGTTAATGCATCTGGTGCATCATCATGAGCAGCCCTTCGCTTATTATCTTTACGATAAGTTGTAATAGCATTATAGAATTCACGCCATTTTTTATCCCAATTTTCTGGAAACGCTACATCTGAGTTAACAAGAGCTGAATTTGAAAAAATACGAGCAGCTTTATTTTTTGTCTGTGTAAAAGTATTTATGGCTGTTTTGAAATTATGCAAAGTAGCTCTTGTAATACGCTTTACATTTCTAGCAAACTGCCTACCGCCATTATTGGACTCTATCAGACATTCTGTTATACTATTTTCTGTGAGCATTTTAGCCAACATTACTTCAGTTTTTTCCATGGGCAGTTGTGTGTATAGCACATCAATTACATATAGCATTTCTGGAGTATTTATAAAGCAAATTGCACATAAATAATCAGAGCCAGTATCAGCTGTATCAACGTAACACCATCTTTGATTAGCTTTAGAGCCTGATGGCAATTCTATATTTTGATATGTTCTAAACTCGTGATACATAAGGCCCTCAGTAGGAATTGGATTTTGCATATACTGCGTCTCAAATACTACCGGGTTAATCTCTCGTAGTTTATATAGCTCCTCAAGATTGTGCTTCATTGGCCAAAGAGCATGTTCTTCTCCTGTCTCAGGGTCTGTTTGTATAACTGGAAGTGATAAAACAGTCCATGTATCTGGTTCTATCTCTTGTAAATAGCCACAAAGGTCATGCTCATGTAGTCTTTGCATTATAATAATGATAGGTGTCCTGCGTGAGTTAACACGGTTACGTATTGTATTTTCGAAACGCTGATTTATGCGCTCTCGTATAAGGTCAGATGCCGCATCGTCGGCTTTCAGAGGATCATCAATCATAATTGCGCCTTGAAATATATTGGTTTTTGCATCTATCATTTTAAGCATTTCATTTGTATGGTCATCAAATACAAATATGTCATTGCCTCCGTCCATTTTATCTATTTCTTCATCTACTGCTCCAGCACCAAAACCTGTGACCTGACCTTGTGTTGACACTGCATAGAGTTCTCCACCTGCTTTAGTTTTCCATCTCTTAGCTGAACCTTTCTCAGATGCAAGAGCCGAATTAGGAAAGAGCGTTTTATATAGTTCTTCACTCATTATATTACGAACGGTATCTGAATTGTCATTCACGAGTATATCTGAGTAGGACAAATGCAAAAATCGGCATCGCGGATTTAAGGCGAAGGCCCATGAGATAAATGATTTTATAACAACCTCAGTTTTAGAATAGCGTGGAGCAATATTGATAATTAATCTGGTAATTTTGCCATCCACAACATCTTGCAAAGCCTCAAATATCTTTTTATGATGCTCAGCCACGATGAATGAACGTTTATATTGGGCCTTAAACATTAGTTTAGTATACTTTTCAAATGATGTAAGAGCCTCAAGACGTAACATTTCTACAGGATTTACAGTTCCGGGCTTTGTGGCATCTAATGCTGTTTCTTGCATTTCTTTAAGTGACTTCATTGCCATATCTCTACTATTTAATTAAGTTTTCACGTATAATCAGATACGCTTCACGACTTACAGGCACATTAGGAATAATACCTGTTTGGAGTTGTTGCTGTTCAGGTAGGTTCAATTGCATTTGACCTTTACCGAATATACGGTCCCAAAGCTTCTCAACTGTTTCTATATTGCCAAGTTTCATATCCTCTATGAGGCGTTTAATAACAGTTTTTATTACTACTGGTATTTTCTTGTTATTCATAAGAGCCTGAAGCTGACTTTCATTGCAAGTCAATAAACATGCCAATAAATTAGCTGTATCTTGCTTTGATAACTGAACACTTAAATTGATATTAAGGCTAGTAAGAAGCTTTGTTATTTCAGGCCTTGATGCTCCTTGTAACTGAAGTGCTGAGCGTATAGCTGATGAATATGAGCCTTTGCCCGAGTCATGGCGTTCTGCTAACTCAGTTGCTTTAAGCGGCTCTACAGTCTGAGCCTCAAGTGCCTCAATAGCCTCAACTCGTTTTTGCTGTTCTACGATACGTTTAGCTTGAAACTCAGTTTGGCCATCTGGTATTTCTTCCACGCCAAGCTCTTCTGCTAACGATTGGCGTTTTTCTTGTTTGGCTTGAAGATTTTTAAGCTTTTGCTTTTCAAGATATTTAATACGAGCCAATTCTTTTGCATCTTGTTTTGATTTGATGCGCGTGGCCTCTTGTTCTACAAGCTTAGATGTATCTGGATTAGACATTCCAGGAACTACTGGGCGTGATGGCAATATATCTGCTAATTTCTGTGCTATTTTATCTGTTTTCATATCAATTTCTTTTTAATCTGAATATCTCCATAAGCGTTTATAAGCCGTATTTAATCTGCCGCTACAACATGCAGCTATATTACTGGCATTTAAGCTATAATGCCTTGCCGCGGCTGTAATAGAAGGCCATTCTGCCACTTCTGTATAACCTTTGCCTTTTTCATAGGCATATTCTTTTATAGGTCTTGCATTAGAAGATGTGTGCTGCCCATGTATTACATCTATCTTGTTTAATGCTAATCTAATATATTTCTTCTCTTCATACGCTTTATTTCCGGATATATTAATTTTATTAAATCCGTATGGCTCATAGCAGTTATTTTGTAATATAGTTTCATACTTTAGTTTAAAAAGTGAGTCAAGCGAATAACACTGAGGTTCTTTTATAGTTATATACAAAATATTGCTATTTTGCATTGATTTTTCCAATTCAGGACTTTTTCTTATACTTTCATCTAAAGTATCATTTATAAATCTTCTTATCATGCGTTGGATAGTATAAGTGGTAGTATGGCCCACGTATAGTCTGTTATCATAATCAAATTCAACTATGAATATGGCCAGTTTAGATTTAAGTAATTCTGGCTGGCTGATTTCTAGTTTTTTATTGCATATTTCAAACATAGCTACAAACTTTTATTTTATAGTGCAAATATATAAAATATAATTCAAACAGGCTAACGTTTATGTGTTAAATGTTATCAAATTAAACTTTTTTCTGCGAGAATATAAAAATAAAGCAATATATCAAAAAAAAATTTGCGAGAATAGAAAATAAATGCAAGATAGTTTATGTTTACGTATTGTTTATTTTTTGTTTCTGTGATAAGCGATTGATTTTCAATAAATTAGACGAAAATAAACAAAATAAATAATATTCAATGCCCCCTATAGGTTCTATTTTTAGTTTGATAGTTTCTGATAAGGCTAATATTAGCTCTATAAAATACTATCAAATCATATTTATCTCCCTCCTTAGAATTTTTTGTTTATTTTGTTTATTTATATCTAATTTATTGAAAATCAATCACTTATCAAGAAACAATAACTTGTTTATCGTTGTTTATTTTGTTTCTTTTGAAAAATTTTTTCTTTATTGCGAGAATGTCATTTTGTCAATTCCCTATTAAGTCTAAGGGCCTAGATAGATATTTGCGAGAATGTATGCAAGAATGAGAATTTATGAGCCTCTGGGCCTTGCTCATACTTATATATGATTTGAATCCCAATTTGCGAGAATGATTTGAAGCCAAAAAATTTTTCTGCCTATGGACATGGCTCTATATACTATATATAAGGGGCACCCAGGCACTGCGCCAGGGGCCTAACTCGCACCAACACGTTTTAACAATTGGCCTGCGAGCCTCTAAGCCGGCGTGTTAACAGGCTTTAACAAATGAATTGAATGGCTCTGAGCCTGTTTGGCTTAATCTCGTGACCCGTATCGCGTTCAAATCCTTGCGATGATAGTTTATATGGCTGAGAGGCTCAGAACAGGTTAGGAAATGTTAGATTGAGCCACGGAGCCACTGTGGTACCACAATCATTCTGGCCAGAGCCGGCTCACAGCCACACAGGAATTGAGCCACAATTCTTAACGTAAATTTAACATTTCCTAACTCGCTATATTTCGCCATATTGAAATTTATTGTACATGCTACTTGGCTAACTGCCAGAATGTTAAATGTGGTTAACAACCATCTGGTTTAACACAACTTAAGCCTGAGAATTTTCCTATGTTATTTTTTTAGCACCTTAAATTCCTACCGAAAATTTTTATCCAAAAAGTTTCGCATATCAGATATTATTTGTATATTTGCATATCGGAAATAACGAACGAAACAACCGAGGTTACAAACAAAATTTAACACAAAAAGTTGCTCAAAAGTTTTTCCGGTTCAAATATAATTAGTATATTTGCATAGATAAAATAAGTAATAACAATAAAACATTACAGCAATGAAAGTAAACAGAAATTACCGTTTCGTATTGACGAACATTCCAAACAGTATGTTGGAAACAGGAGAAGTAAGAATTGACAGCGAGGAAATAACCGGCGAGAGAATGTTTGCCAGTGAGTGCCACTACTATGCCGAGAAAAATATCCTCGAGTGTATCAAGGACGCAGCAAAACGCGATGACTTGCGCGGCTACTACGAACACACTTACTGTATCTACAAAGAGGACAAACCGAAAAAGGAAACAGTAGAGCGTGAAGAGGACGGCAAGAAAATTACCGAAACAAGAGAAATACCTGGCAAGGCAATGCTGGTTGAGGTAATTACAGTAGACGAGAACGGCATAAACATTCGTTGATGCTGGAAAGGCCTAGGCCGGGAGAGCCGCACAGGAGTGCTGGCACAGTGGTTCGACTCCATTGCTGGGCACAATTGGCGATATTGCCGAGAGAATTATTAAAAACAGCAAAATCATGAACATGAAACAAGCATTTTTGTATGTTGAAAGAGATGACAGTGAATATGACTATAGAAGTGGTTTCAAAAGCTATACAGAAGCAAATGAATACCGAGTGAAATGTCAAAGAAGTTGGATAAATCACTGTGACTATGTTTATTTATGGACAGGCAGAAGTGTTATAAACTTAACAAGAATGAAAAGCAGCGAGAGAAATGAAATACTGAAGCAATATCACATTCCAGAATAGCAGGAGAGCTCAGGCCGGGAGAGCCGCGGAACTGTGGCACAGTGGTTCGACTCCACTGCTGGGCACAATAATAAACCCTAAAACAGTAAAATTATGAACAAGAGAACAAATTGATGAATATGCAGCAAGAATGAACGTAAAATAACCAACATTATTTAACGAAAAAAGTTCTTAAAGCAGTGACCAGATTAAAATAAAAGTAGTATATTTGCATATACTTAAAAAGATATGGCGATAGCCAAAACAATTAAAAGATATAACGAATATGGAAACAACAGTTTTTTATGTAGCAGTTGCCTATAAAGGCAGTATCTTCAATCCCACAGTTGTGGAGAAGTTTGATAACAAAGCAGATGCGAACAGCTATGCAGCTCTTATGTGTCGCACAAAGCAACGCCGGTACATTGTACTCGAGCAAGTAACAGAATGGGACGGCACTCCTCAAGAGAATGCATGACCTTAGCCGCTGCGGAGAGAAACGATATTCGTGGAACAGTATCAAGCGAAGCGGATTTTAGGAGCGACACCTACAGCGGCACTAAGTTTAACAATAAAACATTACAGTAATATGGTAACAATGAAATTTTCAGCAACCAAGTCAGAAACGTTGTTTTTGACACCGACAATTGCAGTTGAACAAGATAGCTCAGAAACAGCAATCCGATTTGCTCTTTGGCATGGTGTGTTCAGCGTAGAGGTAAGCAAGAGCTACAAAACCGTAAAAGCTAAATAACATGGCAAGAAATGAAATGTTTGTAACGGTTTATAGGCTTGAAGTTGAGGCCACTCGAGAGAATTTGGACAGTATGGAGAACTTCATAGAAGCCATTTCGGATTGCGCTATCGTGTCCAACGATGAGGGTTATGTAGCTATCATAGTAGCGTCTTCGGATGCCTTAGGGACAACGAAATTGGCTAATATGGCACTCAAATTCTTTGGCAAGGAGGGATATAATATAAGTACTCTCGGACTCTTAGGGCCGTTTAAGAAACTCAATTGATATTTTTTAACATAAAACTTGGAAAAAAGTTCCCAAAGCGGCTCAATAATTCAAAAAAACATAGTATATTTGCAATATCAAAATTAAACAATAACATTTTAATAACAATTCAAAATTTACAGTATTATGGCAACAAAGAAATTTTCGCAGATGACAACGAAGAAGCTGAACGCTCTTTTGGCAACAGCAAGTGACGAAGACAAGAAGGCTATCGAGGCCGTACTCGCAGCTCGTGAACAGGCTCAGGCCCCTGCCGCTCCTGCAGCTCCTGAGGCAACCGCAGAAGAGACTCCTGCCGCTCCTGCAAGTGAAGAAGAAACTCAGCTCAGCCCTGAGGAAGAAGCAGCTATCAAGGCAGCTGAAGAGAATGGCGGACTTAACCCGCTCTACAATGGCAGCAAGGCAACTCAGGAGAAAAAGCCGAAGATGACCGACGAGGAGCGTCACGCACTGGCTGAAGAGCTGAAGAAGAACGTTAACCACCGTTGTCAGGCAGTTCCTTTCAACACCGCAGAATGGGTTGACGGCTATATCGCCGGAGTGATTGAAGAGAAGCGCAGCAATAAGGTGCTTTATGCAATCAAGACAGACGACGGACGCCGCATCGTTAAGGTACATGACAGCAATCTTGTTCGTATTCTGGACGAAGTTGTTGAGCCGGAGAAAAAAGCCCGCGTTCGCAAAGCAAAAGACCCGGCAGACAAAATTGAATGGACACCGGAAGCAATTGCCGAAGAGGTTAACGAAGTTATCGGCAACGTAGGTAAAATGGTAGAATTTGAGAAATACCGTACTACAGACGAAAACGGCGAAGAGCACATTGAAATGGTAATCGGCCGTATCGTGGCAATCGTGCCTGACAAACGAACTCAGCGCTTGCTCTACCGCATTTCAGTTCCGGCTCCTATTGAGGGCAATCCGCTTGCAACGAAGATTATGCACAAGGTTGTGAAAGCCGGAGGCATTAAGATTGCCGAAGAGTTCGACGAAGAAGGCGCACAGCTCAATGCCAAGTATCTGGAGCGCCGTGAGGCAGCAGCAACCCGCACTCCACTTACTCCTCAGGACCGCGTAATTCGCTGCGAGGAGAATGTGAAGAAGGCAGAGGAGAAGCTGCAGAAAGCTCAGGAAGAGCTGGAAGCCAAAAAGAAACAGCTCGAGGATGCAAAGAAGGAGCTGGATGAATATTTTGCCGGTCAGGTAAATGGAGAAACTGCCGAAGCTCCTGCTGAGACTACAGCCGAAGAGGAGTCACTTGCATAATACAGCCACCTGACACCATTTCTTCCATGGAGCCGTCTCGAAAGAGGCGGCTATTTTTGTATTATTGCGATTTATGTTAAAATATGTAAACTCATAGAAACATGCTTCTTTCGCGTTCTAGGACACTTTTAGGCTTTAGGTGTACCATAATATGGGTTAACTCAATTTGACGCGATAGAGGTCAAAAGAAGTGTATCTATCAACGTATTTTTATAAAGTCTATAATATGAATTGAGGCATGGACTTTCCTGAGCTTTAAGCCACCAAGCAGTTATATAAATAGCTGTTAAATTTATGGCTAAAAAGTTGACTCATTTTCTTGGCTTCTAGGACACTTTTATTTGAGAATAATAGTAAACTAAATCTATAAAAAGAAATGAGGAGAGAATGAACGAGAATAATGAAATTTCATATATTTTCGAGGCATTTAGAGCTCTATATTTTTATATTAAAGCCGCAATAAACCAGTGAAAAATTTTTATGTTAAAGTCTGTAAAACAGTAATTTATATCAAGATTATTTTGTACTTTAACCTATAAAAGAACAAAAGTGAAACTGTTAAAAAATGTTACACACTAGAACACATAAAAGCCGCATGGCTATTATGATTAAACAGCTTATGCCTGAGTGTACAAGCTGTGTAGCTCGTGTGCACAGTGGACTATGCAGCAATTGTCCACATTGGACCCCGAGTGTGGTACAGGAGTTAACAGAGGAAATGGCCGAGAGAATATCCGCCACAATTGGACAGGAGAATATCACAAGGCCCCAACGAGAGAAATGTTGAACAAAAATAAATAATTGCAATATGGAAATAAATGAACAAGAGAATACCCAAGAGGTACAGCAAGAGAATTTGCTTGATGGCTCTCAGTCAGTTCAAGCAATGCAAGAAGGAAATGAACTGCCAATTGCTGTTCAATTAGTTCAGCCTCAAGCTGCTTTAGATGAAATAGCAGAGCTTGAGAAGAAATATCGTGAAACTATAGAACGGGAGAATAAATGAGCAATTTTGTTTTAGATTACAGCAAAAAGCAGACTTTGCAAATATCAAATGATGCTTTTTGCTTTTTGTATTATGGCGAAGAGCCATTAGACGAAGACAATTTGGAAGAAGCCAATGAGGTATCTGAAATGTTTTCCAATAATTTTTATATAGAAGATGATTGGAAAGCAGTTGATGACTCAGACCTTATAGAATGTACTTTTGTTCCGTATGTTGAAGACCAAGCCGATTATGATGAATATGAGGACCTTACTAAATATATTCAGCAGCAAATAAAATGGCTTGATGCAAATCATATTAGAGCGTGGTGGTTTAATAACCAAACTGGGACGAGAGAATTACGTGGTGATTTTAAGGTTTATACCAATAAATATGGCCTTAAGTGTTTTCATACAGGCAATCAAGATGAGGATTTTGCGACAGGAAAAATGAGCCTGTATTTTTTGAAGAATTTCAAGAAACGCGTAGCTTAACAAGTGAACGAGAGAAATATAAGGCAGACTACAGAAAAGTAGTCTGCCTTTTTTACATTAAGCTTTCATCTTCTTCTATAACAAGAGAATAACCGATTCCTCGTATGGTTTCTATAGCTACTCGGTTATCCATTTTAAGCATATTTCGCAGCATGCATATATGGACATCTAAGCTACGTTTATTAAAGTAGTTATCATCAGTCCATACTTGTTGCATAAGTATTTTCTTGGGTAATGTTTCGTTTTTATAGGCACATAGTAAAGCAAGAACTTGACTTTGTTTATTATTAAGCTGTGTTTTTACATTGCCTATAGTAAGAATTTTATCTACTGTATTAAACAGGTAATCGCCTATCTCATAAGATGGCTCTATACTTCTTACTCGCACACCACATCTTTTTAGAACGGCTTTTATTCTTCTTATAAGCTCCTCAATGTTATATGGTCTTATAACATAATCATCTGCGCCTTCATCAAATGCTTCAATAACATACTCATATCGAGCCTTATCCGATACCATTATTACCGGTATTTTATCATCTGATTTGCGCAAAAATTTTAATGGCTTTAGCCTCATAGAGGCATCTGTTGTTTTATAATGGCTTAATATGCATAAGTCATAATTCTTTTCTCTGATTTTGATTAGTATATCATTCTCAGTTGAGGTTATTACTTGAAAGCCGTTATACACCAAATAATCTACCAGGATTTTACAGTCTTCATCTTGATAGATTAAAATTCTTGGCAATGCTAATTTAGTGTTATTACTTTTCATACCATTTCTTTAATTTTGTTTTGCAAATCGTTATATAGAACTTCATACCAAAATGGATTAAGCCTTAACAGGTCAAAGTATGAATATACGCCTTTTTGGTATATTAAAGAAGCATATTTAAGCTCTTTGTCCGCTCTTTTTTTAAGATGCTCATGATAGAACTTTATGGACTGGTCCACATTTACCAAGAATGGTGATTTATGCTCCATAAGAACTTTCTGCTCTGTATTTTGAGCAAAGTAATATGGAATATTAGGCATTGCCCAGAAAGTTAACCCAGCACCATATTCCTCACTTGCTTTATATAAAAAGCCAGGGCATGGACGAATTGAGTCAGGATATAAGCTTTTACATATTCTTAACCTACGTGGAATAAAAGGATTAAGTAAAGTAGTTAATCGCTTGTTTATATAAGTTGAGTATTTATCAACCATTCTTGTGTGTTCTTTAACAAGTGATGAAACTAACAGCTTAATCCTTTCATTTCCTATAGGGTCACTCAGGCGTATATATTCTTGCCTGAAAGCTTCACGCTGAATACGTATTCTGTCTTCTTTAAGCCGTTGAGACTTTTTCCTTTTAGCTTCTATGCTAGCCATCGCAGCTCTGCGCTGTCCCTCAGGTCCAAACAGTTTTACACCTTGGCAATTGTTTGGACCTAAGCCTGTCCATGGCATTTTATCTCCATATCTAGCTTCAATCTCTCTGTTTTCCTGCTCTTCTTCAGATAATTCAACATGCTCTTCTTCCAAGGTAATTTTTTCAATCGCCTCAGATTGAGCCTCTTGAATATCCTCATCATCGCTTTTAATTTCATCGAGAAATTCAAAGAGTTCCTTTTCGGTTAAGTCTCCATATTGCTTAATATCTTCCATGCCACTTAAATAATGACTTGATTATATCTTTTCCAGCTCGCTTGTTAAGCAATCCAAAATATGCAATCGCAAGCGTGAGTCTTGCTATTTTATGCAATACCCAAGCTAATAGATATATAGGGAAATAAAGTACACCTACACATCTCCATAAAAATTTAAGTACTTTTTTCATTTCCATAATCCTTTTTTATATAAATACTTTCCTGCGTTCATACCCAAGCTAAACATTCCTGAGCCAAAAAGAACCAATGCTAATATCTCATGCAATGTTATTTCCATAACTTTTTATTTTTCTAATATATTTAATGGTTGTTTTATTTCTGCAAATTGTGCATTTATGCGCTGTATATTTGCTTGCTGGTTTATAGCTTCTTTTATTGGGCTTTTTATTTCTTGTACACAGCTCAATGAGCTTATTATGCTAAACGGACGGCATGCCATATAAACATCAGCCAGTGCATCAACTAACTCATCTTTGCTCAATTTCTGCAGATTGCTCTTTATTATCTCCCTTATTGGATTGTTCATCTTCTATCTTCTTAATACCAATTACTTGTCTTTCTCCTTCTGCTTGCTTTAATTCAACATAAGTCCTATGAAAAGCTTCATCACCTATTCCTTTAATAAAAGTTCTAAGTGTAGAAGGATATTCGCTTGTATTTATAGTCTTATCGACTACTTTCGCATAAAGAGCGGCAAGAGCTTTAGGCCCAAATACCTTTTTTCCTTGTAATCTTTCAATGGGACCTCTTTTGAATTGAGCACCAGGATATTCATTCATAATCTTCGTACGAGTTAAGTACAAGTCCTTAATCAAAGCCTCAATATGCTTTTCAAACTGAGGCATTTGAATAATATCAATAACTTTCAAATCTTCCAGCTTCATTTTTATAAGTTTTTAAGTTGTTGTTTATAATACTTTTCTTGCATATCGAAGTGTCTCTTATATATATGCAAATCATGAGCAAAATGGTAATAAGTACCTATTGGCACACCAAGCTCATCTGCAACTAACTGTTGAAGCTTTGTCCAACAATACTGGTCATTGCAAAAACCATAAACCAAATCGTTGCTTCGCATAGTTACGCACATATCAAGAGTTCCTATTTGAGGCTTAATATCAAATCCGACTGATAATGTACAAGGCGTATCATACTCATAGTCATCTTTTTCTTTGCCATCAAATATAGTAAACCAAGCTTGACGAGTATCTTTATTCTCTTTAAGCTGTTTAACGCACTTTGCCAATTGGCCATTGCGAGTCCACTGCCATCCGTAATTAGAATTGACAATGTTATCTCCACCATGCATTTTATCCCACATAGGAGCATGTTTTTTAATTTCAGCTACACTCCTATCTCCAGACATATACCAGGCATATTCGCGTTCGGCATATCGTTCGCTGAATTTACGCCATTCTGTTGTTATGACACGTTGCTGAGGATTAAGTAAATAAAAACCAACATTGTAAACAGCTTTTGTTCCAACATTAGTATTTACTCCTTGGCCCATAATAAAAGCATATAGGTCTTCAAAAGCCTCAGTAGCATTTTTATAAGCTATGTTCATATGTTATTCTCTTCTTTATCTTTATAATCTAATATAAGTGCAACTCCATAATCATACCAAAGAAGCTCATCAAGTTCTTTTTCAGTTTTGCAATTATATTTACATAATTCAGCTTCTAAATCCATCGAACTTTCAATGTGAACTTCATCTTCTATATACTTTGCCATATCATTTAACTATTTTATTAGCGTTACTGCTATAAACTCTAAACAACAATTCTTCAGCTTCCTCATTCATGGCATTGCAAATACTTATTGCTTCTTCCATAGATAAGCCTGTAAGTTCTTCGTCGTTATCGTCAAATGCTATTTCGCCAGTAATTACTCTTATTTCAAATGAATCGGCTGACACAAAAGCTTTGGTAGCATCGAGAGCTTGTATTCCTATATGGTGAATAGCATCCCAATAAATATAAGATAACCGGCTCGTGCCATTGAGTATTTTTATATACTGTTCTCTTATATTTTCTGGTTTAAACATATCGGCTTTATCCATGTGCTCGTACTCTGCAAGCCATCTGCCATATCCTTTATTCGCTTTGAACTTGTTAGCATATACAGCCGCGAACCTAAGAAACTGGCTTGTATTAATTATTTGAGGAATTTCTGCCATAATCTTTAAAGTTATATTCTCGCGCGTCCTAGGGCCCACCTGTTTTTCTGAATATAAATCTTTTGCTTCATACTTAAAGTGCAATATCGCGCGCGAGAATAGTGAATAAATTGATTATTCGTTGAATGTTAGTCCATATTTTGCCCACTGAAGAACGAATCCTAAGCCAGCCCAAATTTGGTCTACCGCATGTGGTCTAGCAAACTTTTTGCCTATATTAGCATCATAATTTTCTGGTTTTATGCATGAAGAAATACAATTGGCTTCAAAACCAGTAATTGTAGTAAGAGTAACTACCGTATTTTTACTTCCAGCTGTTGTGACGCTCTCTTTAGCAATAAACCTTTCAATGTCTTCTTGCTTAATTGTTTCACCGTGTTCATCAGCTAATTTAAAATAAGCCTTATCAGCAACAGCTTTTGGCGACCAAGATTTATAGCCATCTGGATAAGTTACTTCATAACCTTTTTCTTCACCAGTGTAATTATTGGTTTTATAACCTTTTTCTATAGCTTCATTAGCTGTCATTGATTGTAAGTCAACCATTTTAATTCCAATTGCTTTCATAATTAATTTCAATTTAGTTATTTTTAGTATGACCCAGTAGACCCGAGTGCTCCATCACCACGCTCAGATGAACGGCTGAAAAGCTCTGACTCAGAAACTTCTTCAAGGCCTTCATACGATACAGGCACAAGAATAAATTGTGCTATTTTCATACCTGGCTTAATGTGGACCTTGGCTTTACCGACATTAACAACATGTATATGAATTTCACCTTGGTAATCTTCATCTACAATCTTAGCTCCGAGGATAACGATGCTTTCAAATGCTTCTGCTTTCGGTGTTCTACCAGCTCCAAGGCAAGCCCATTTAGAAGTTACAACTCCTGATTTATCAGCTGCCATAAGCATATATCCTTCTGGAATTTCCATCTTAATACCTGATGGTATCAAAACATCAGTTCCTGGATTTACAATAAAGCCTTTGTTACTGCCAAAGTTAGGAACGAAAAAATCAATTCCTGCTGCTTTACCAGTCCCACGAACAGGGGACTTTACATTTCTTATTTTTGCAAATTTCATGACTGCATCATTTTAACAAGTTCTTCAGCCGCAAGTGCCATTGCTTTTTGCATATATCCTACAGCCTCTTTATTCTTTCTACAATACTCGGCCAACCCAGATTTTTCAAAGGCTTCAGCCATAATAGCTTCAATCTTTGCGGCCTTAGGATTAGAAGCGTTAATGCCATGCTTATCCATAAGCTCTCTGTTGTACTCATACTTGATACCTTTTTCTACAGGAACAAGCTTGGCTATTTCTGCATGAGTATTTGACTTTCTGCTCGTAGGAACAGTGATAATAATCTCCTGATTGGTTGTCATGCACATATCTGTGCACATTTCCATTACTTCATTGAAGTTGCGCTTAAACTCTCTTGGAGTCACTGAAATTAAACTTTTCATAATGATGTCAAATTAGCAATTAAGTTCAACATATATGTTACATTAAATCGTCATCGAATAAACTTGGTTGCTCAGTGGCTTTAGGAGCAACTTTTACATCTCCCGGCTTACGCTTTAATACCCAAAGAGTATTACGTGAAGCATCTGGGAACATAGGAGCCATGATATTGGCAATGAGGTTTGAGTCATAATACTCTTTAAGAGCATCAAACATTTTCTGTTGCCAATCGTTCATCAGTGGCTTATAGTCTTTAGCTGAAGCAAATGTACCGAACTTCTTTACTATGTTGAAATGCTTCAACAATATGCCTTCGAGTTCCCAATGGTCAAACTCTTGCACATCAACTCCGCGACCATCACCTGAGTCATAAGTATGATTACCAGCTGCTCCTACAGATGGGTCATAGTTTGGAGTTGAAAGGTAATAAGTAGCGTTATTATTGCCACAAGCCTTAAAGTTCTCCAAAAATGCATCTGCATTCTGTTTGCCAACGTGCTCAAGCACTTCAAAAGCGCAGACTTTGTCAGCATTAAATTTGCTGAAATCCATGTAGTTTTTAACAAGGTCAGCAACATAGAAATGAGCCCAAGGTACATTGGCATATTTCTCAGCTGCTTCTTGAATTGTTTTTTCACGAATATCGATACCGATATATTCTTTCTGCTTAAACTTGTTTCGGTATAATACCTCAAGCAAGTTAGCAGCTCCACAGCCAAAATCAACAATGGACTCGCCAATCTTGGCTTCTTTCAAGATATGAGTCCATCGCAGATAATGCGCAAATTGGTCTCTGTGGAATACGTGACGCTCAAAGGCCTGGTCAGGTCTGAGGTCTGTTGTGTTATACACTTTTGCCATAATTATTTTTAATTTTATCTCTAAGTTCTTTATTATTTTTTGATAGTTTGTTAATAGTCGACACAATGGCGGCAAATAATAAAGCCATATATACTAACAGTAGTAGCCCTTGTATACATTCACTATGCACATACATCATAATAAATATAGGCGAAATCATTACACATGCTATCACTATTGCTATAGGTGCAAGGCATAAACCTATTAAAAAATTTTTAATAAACTGCTTCATAATTATTTGTCATTAAAAATTTCTTTATGCTCTTCCAGATAGTCATTCATAGAACCCATGTAAGCTACTGCGTCAAGAAGATTATCCTCTTTGTGTGCATAAGCCTCACGCGATAACTTAAGAGCTATCATAGCTCTATACATACCAGCAGTTGTTATTTGCTGGTCTTTAGGCGACATCAAGTTATAAAGAGCCGCTGCTCTTTCCATTGATGCCTGGAATGGCCCATATTGACGCTCTTTTTCCTCTGAGCGTTCATTTACGATTTTATTTGCTTGTTCTAAGATGTTAGCCATGATTATTTACCGTTTTTATAGTTAATACAATCCATTTTACAAGAGTCGGCCAATAGCTTATGAACTTCTGGGTTGTTCCATTGAGAATTCATAAGATAAAGCTGTGCATCTTTCTTATATATTTGAGCTTTTGTATATTGTTCTAAAGCTTCTATATGCTTAGTATTTTGGCCTATAGCACTATTCATATAGACAATACATAAAGCTTGTATTACTATGATAACACATAGTCCGATAATTATTTTCTTCATTACTCTACTAAATTTTTAAGTTCTTCTTTTAATCTTTTTGCATCAGCACCTCTAAATGTTTGTGCATTTGCCAAGAAGTATCTAACAATATCTCCTGCAGTATCATAAAGATACATAGCATTCGGGTCTGAAGTGTCAAGTGTTAACATTGCCTCTAAATAAGGCACTGCGCCAAAATATACATTAAGCCATGTTGACTTTATATCTTTGGCTATTTGCTGAAAGGTTCTTTTCTTGTCCATTTTATTATCTTTATTTAGATATGCGAATATACTAATTTTCTCCGAGAATAGAAAATTTTTTCATTATAAAATGCACTCACTTAACACTTCTTAACTTGGCCAGATTTTATTACTCTTCTGGATATTCTATTTGCAGTAATTCTTTGCAAAATTGAATAACTTGCTCATAGTTATTATACGCAGTTTGAGTAATAATTCTCCGCTGAAGTATCGTTAGCTTATTTTTAATAATAAACTTATTTATGTTAAGAGAGAGAGCTTTATCATTGCATCTTCTTTTATCTCCTAACTGAATAGCTAACTGAGCATAATGAATACACTTCTTTATATCCTGTGCTCCATTTTTAGCTTTATACCTGCTAATATATTTTATAATGCATCCTTGTATAAAAGAGCATCTTAAAGCAGTTATAAGCTCTATTGGTTGCATAGCCATATCTTTATA